GCCCATGTTGAAACCATGGGTATTCCCGGTGCAACTGGTGTCAAGATCGAGGCTACAGCCGATGGCAACATCACTGCTGAAGTCATGTTCGGTGAAGCTCCTGAAGCCACTCCTGAACCAAAACCGAAACGCCGGTCTCCGCAGAAGCGGAAGCCAGCAGCCAAGCCTGAACCTAAAGCAGAAAAGGTGAAAGATGAGCCTACTGAAACTTCTGGCGAAGGAAGCGGTGATTCTGCTGATACAGCAGAAACTGAACGAGCAGCGGACGCTCCTGAAGACGGAGAAAAAGCAGCGAAAACAACAGGTAACGCGAAAAAGGGAAACCTTTTCGGGGACGAGGACGACCAATCCTCGGCATCAGCAGAGGCGACGACTGACGATTCTGCCGACGAAGAAACCCCCGACGATAAACCTGTGATAAAAGCCAAGAAGTCGAGCATCTTCGATGTTCCGTAAATTCATTGGCTTTGCCATCGTGGTGGGGGGTCTCCTGCTCTTCATTATAGTGTCACCCTTTCTGATCGCAGCGGTCTGGCTGCTGGTCACTGGGTTCATATCCTTCGCGATACTCTCCTTCATCGTATGGGCAATATGGGAACACTACAATAAGGGCCGTTGAGGCCCCTCACCACAGGCAAAATGATCTGGGCATCAGGCTATGGAAACACCTGATGGCGTAGTACACGAGTAAGCCCCCAACCCAGTCTCGTGGCGAACGGAGAGATGTGTCTCTTCGCCCGGTCCATCATGGCGTGGTTCATCTAACTGGTTAGGACCGTCTCCCGGAGTGGAACGTAATGCAGGTTCGAGTCCTGCACCACGCCATCCTTAATCGGACATCAGGTTTACCCATGGGTTCAATTCAGGTGCTGAGAACAGCATCTCAAAACCAGTGGCGTAATCCAACCGTCCCTCGGCAGTTACCGACAAGATGTTATCTTGGATCGGTGACCCAATATCTGGCAACGCATTGTTGATCGCCAGAGCACGAACAGGGTTCTCCCGAAGCATCTGAAGAGCAATCTTTGCAATCCGGATCTTAAAGGCCATGAACCATGTGAGACCCACAGTTTCCAGATAGGAACGGGTCCGACCCGGCAGAGCTGAGAAGTTTACGAATTCTTCGTTCATCTTCGAGATAGCATCTGTCTCGCTAAGTCCCTGAGCAATCAGGTGGTCGAAATAAATCGACTTAGCCAAGAAGTCCCCATACTGAGTTGCACGGTTTGCAACCTGATAAATCTTCGTGGACTTCGAAACCAATCCCACCTTGGCAATGTTGCCAACACTCTCAGGTAGCTTGTTCGCCAAGTTCTCAACCATATCACCGATACGACCCTTCGACAGCTCTACGTCGAGATCTGTGATGCCCTCAGACAAGTTCTTGTAGGCACCAGCAGCAACGATAGGAGCGATGGACATACGAGCGTTCAGATCATCGATCACTTGGATCTGTGACTGGATGATACGACGCTGGTTCGCATCCCGTGCAGCAAGACGCAGACGGGCTTCCAGTTCGATCTTCTTGGTCACGTTCAGGTTGTACTCTTCGACTTCAGCCAACTTGGAGCGGAAACCTTTGGTGATCTGCTTCACAGGAACACCTCGTGTCGCCAACTGGATCACGTTTGACTTCGTGTTTGCGAAAGGAACCACCAGAGAGCGGATCACGATGATGTCTTTGGCCGACGATACGACGCCTTGGAACGCCTGCTCACTAGCAGCGAGGTATTTCATCGCCTTCTTACCCATGAAGAACTGAGCGGTCTTGGTGACGGCTTCCTGTACGCCCTGTGGCAAACGGGTCTTCCCGGACCACATGTCAGCGAGAGACGCCTCACGGTAGCCCACAGACAGGTTGGCCATGTCTTTCCGGACCATGACACCCTCACCATCGAACTTCGCATCCATGTAGTTCTTGGTTCCCTGTGGGATCAACTTGTAAGCCTCGGCATAGATAGGATCCGAAGTATTCTTCAGGTTCACGAACAGGTCATCAGAACCCTTCTCACGGTTGCTCCAAATGTCCGCTAGATGGTCCACCAATTGACGATTATACTGATCGGCCAGCATCTCTTCCACGTGACGACCAGCCCAAGCACCCAGCATCACAGCAAGGTTCTCTTCTTGACGCATATGCTGAGCATACACATCAGGGTTGATCGCACGTTCGAAGCCAGAAACCTTCCCAGTATCATCGAACACAGGCAAAAGAGTTTCTTTGCTATTGTCCAAAGCAAAGTGTGGATCGTTCAACTGACGAGCGATGTGATCGACAGAGCCTTCATCGGAGATGAAACCAGAAGTCTCACCTGTCACAGTCAGGCCCGTGTTGATGTCAACGCCACGATATGTGGACTGCACGTTCTGCATGACACCCTGAGAATAAACACCACCTTGACGAGTTGTCGTCACGTAGTAGGAGCGAGGGAACCCATTATCCACATCACCAGTATATGGACCCAGCTTGGTGTACCCACGCTTCAGCAGATCGTTTTCGTTGATGTCCTGATCGACAATGATCCGGGTGTTCTTGTCACCATGGTTCGGAAGGAAGCCTTTGTAGCCATTGAGTTTTGCGTGCTCAGTGATACCCGGTTTGCCATCTTCAGCCTCATTCAGACCTTGAATGTATGTAATCAGGCCAGTAATCGCACGAGGCTCATTCTGCCACAGTTGAACAGTCTCTTCACGGATAGTCGCATCCATCTGATCAAGAGAGTACATTGTGACCAGCTCGTCGATAACCTCAACCATGGTCTCGTTGAAGTTGCCATCAAGGTTCTTTGCAATCGCATAGGCGTTCCGTGCCAGCAGTTTGCCTGCACCATTACCATTCATGAAGTCAGCAAGCTGTTGAGCCTTGTCCTGTGCATCCTGAGCGATGTACGGCAGATAGTTGGCTGCCAGAGCCTGTTCCAGCTCAGCAATCCGCTTCTTACGACGGCCACCATCTTCCAGCAGAGCCATAGAGTTCTGCATGGCGAACTGATCAACGAACCGTGTGAAATCAGTCTTACCCAGTACAGTGTGCATGGAGGACCACTGCTCAGCAGTTGGGTGAGTTTCAAACAGGTTCTGAAGGATCCCCGGCAGATCTTCCCGGTAAGCCTGACGCATACCAGAGATCCGGCTGTTCACTTCATCCATCAGGGCAACCACTGGAGCATTGGTCCGGTCTGTGCCGATCACCTCTGAGACGAACTCACGGATTGGAACCAAGGAAACAACAGGAACGTTCATGTGTGTTGCACGCTTGGCAGCATCCGCTGTCTGCTCGGAAGAGTATTTGTTCAGCAGGTTGGTTCCCAATGTCACTGTGTTGAATAGGGCTTTGATCAGGTCAGAGCGAGTGCCTTCCTGAACTTCCCGGTTCTTGGCACGAGTGACTTCAGCCAGATCGCTCATCTTACCAGATACAAAGCTGTCAGCAGCGTCCAGAGAGGCCGTAACCTTCTGCATCACCGAATACTCACGAGCACTGTCCATCTGGATCAGGGAGTCAGCCAGAGCGTCCATGGTATCGAGAACAGCCCGGTCGTTTGTGTCTATGGAACCCATAACCTTTCGCATCAAGCCGCTTGTTGCTTGTGTGAGGAAAGAAGACAGGGTGCCATCAACCTGATCGTTACCTTCAGGATCTTGGATCTGATCAAGAACTGCACGGAACTTGGCCGAAGTCTGAGAAAGAGCCAACAGAACAGCCACAGCATCAGAGACGTTGCCGTTCTTGTAGTTCCCGAAGGAGTTGATCACAGCAGAGTAAGCCTGTGCAGCTTCTGAACCAGAACCAAACATGTCAGGTGTCATGTTGGCTTCGATGTATTGGAACACCTTGGTCAAAGCAATGACCGAGTTACTGTCCATATCCATCTCAGCAGCCATGACCATGTGGATCGCCTTGAAAGTACGACGGGCATTGTTGTTCGAGAGCATTCCGGCCTGACGGTATTGGTCGATCACAGCATCTGCATCCTCGGAGAACTTCCGAAGAGCACGACCAGAACCTGTGCCAGCAGTTACATCTTGTTTCACATCGTCGATGTAACCTTTGATCAAGTCGATCCAGAAGTTGGTGTAGTTCTCAGCCGGAGGAGTATTCTCACCGTCGGAACCACCATCACCATTGTCACCGTTGTCGTCTCCACCGTTGTCGATTGGAGGTTCATTCAGAACCCGTGTGTTGAACAACACCTGATCGAACATGTTTGCCGGTACGCCACCCATCAGGCGACGCATCAACTGGATGACCTTGGCTGGCATGTTGCGTAAAGTTGTGGGAACTGTTTTCAGTTTGCTCACAATCTTCGCATTTGTCAGGCTATAGGCCATGAATTCGTTAACAGCAGCAGCTTTGGATGCTGGGTCGTTTTGAGCCAACTGCTCAAGGATCGCACCCTTTGCTGCATTGAAATCACGATCTGTGATCTCAAGTGCAACGAAGTCGTTCATCAGTCCTTCGAGTCGGGAAACTGCATCGTGTGTCTCACCGTTGAAGTGAGCAAGAACACGACCGTAAGTACCAGCATGAACCATCTCATGAAGAAGGGTCTCGGTCTTTGTGGTCGTGGAGAAGATTGTTCCATTCGCTGCGTCGAACTGAGCATTTCCTTCCAAAAATAGTCCATCATCCGGGAAATTCTCCTGCCTATAGGCGTTTAATTGGGAAATCGTCCCGATTACCACACGCACATCTTTCATCATTGGCTTCAGGATCAAAGCCACTTTCTTTTGACCTTCACTCATACGCATGTTGCCCAACACAGCATCAGCAGTGGTCTCTTGGATCTCGATAGAGACATCCTCTTCCACTTGAGCACGGCCTTCAAGTTCACGCTGGATCTCGAAGTTGATGGCACCCAAGCCCATCTCACCTTCACCACGAGAGAAGCCCACATCAGAGCCACCCATCTGATCGACGGAGAGAGGTATACGCTTCAGAACTGCCTTACGGGCTTTGTTCTGACGGTGACGTTCTGTGAGCTGTGTCATCAGCTCCTGAGAGTTGGAAGCAACCACAGAGGTGTTCTTGGACTTCTCCATGACCTCGGCAAAGGCTTGTTCCAGAGCTGGGTCAGAACCAACTTGTGTCAGAAAACCACTGAAGTTTTGAACAGCCATGGCCAATACATCACGTTCCCAAGTCTTGAGAACCTGTTCGTTCACGTATGATGCATATTCCTTCACCTTGCCAACTGGCACGTCCAGACCATCGAAGATCCCCAGCACGTCGTTAGGAGCACCTTCGGACCCAAAGATGAAGTTCATCATCATGGCATCGCCTGAACCAATGACAGAGAAAGGAATGGCTTTCACACCAACATCCTCTGGGAATGGCAGATTTGCTTTCTGGTTCAGTTTGCCGTCCATGTTCGAGGACAGAACCAACTCAGAAGCCTTCTTGGCAAAGCCACCGATGGCCAATGTCTGATCATCAGACACGAAGATCGGGGACATGCTTTGCAGGCCATTTACGACCGATTGATAATCACGACGGCTCAAATCGGCCAAGATTGGCTTGTTAGTCCGCTTGTCCCGACGGATCTTTCCTTCTTCAGCACGCTGCTCAGCCAGTTCTTCCAAACGCTGTTGGAAGATGATCTGGAGATACTGGGACTGAACGTTGGTTGAGAACACCAGCATGTCGTTTACTTCAGTGATCTTGTCACCGATGACAGACTTGGTGCTTTCGGTCAGGACTGTACCGATTGTGTCAGACACGTTCTTACGGAACATCTCCAGAGCCTGAGCAGGGAATTCAAATGCACCAGCTCCAAGATCTGCTGGGAGTGTGTTCCCAAACAGAGCCTGAATGTCGTTCTGCACACCCGGATACCCGAAGTATTCGTCGAGGTTCACCCCGGTTGGTATGTTCTGGATCTTCCGGTAGAATTCGAGAACCATGTCATCAGCTATCCCGATACCAACACCCTGAACACCAGAACCGTAGTTGACCTTGGTCATTGGGTTCTTGGCAGTGTTCCGTGTCATCTCAAAGGATCCATCATCGGTCATCGCGAAGTTGCCAAAGTGAGCTGCAAACCGTCCGGCTGCCAGCATTGCTGTACGCTTGGAAGGCTCCAAGTTCTTCAAACCATTGAACAAAGCACGCTCGGATGTACGAGAAGTTGTCTCATACAGGTCTTGGTTACCGGCTTTGAAGAAGTCGTTCACAGTGGTTCCAACACGACCAAGGAACAGACCAATACGGTTTAGGTTGCCGAAGTCAGCCTTGGTGATCTCACCTTGGCCATAGTTCACCATCATGTTCGCTGCACCGTTGGTCAGACCATCGAGTTCAAACGACAGGGATGTCCGGAAACTCTCTTGACCGGCAGACTTGGCAAACTCCATCTCAGCCACAGCATGAACTGCTGCAATCTGTTGAGGCTCAACTGTGCCAACTGCACGAGCAAAGGCTTCACCGTCGATCTCACCGGTTGTCAGCCAACCTTTGACCAGATCCACAGCTTCCCGGAATTCAGCGTTGAATGTATCCTGAACCTCGGACAGAACTTGATCATGTCCGAGCTTTTCTACCTTGAACAGATCGGCTGCCTGAGCAACGCCCAACCAAAATGCGTCCTGATCTTCTTTCGAGAATGTCAGGTCAGACCATGTTGGAGAAACCAGAGCACGAAGGATCTTGTTCGATTGTGGGTTCACGCCCTGATACTGGTGACGGCCAACCTTGGTCACGCCCACAGGATAGTAGACTGGGGTGTCACCTTCCAACTGATCAACGAGAATGTCAGCATCTTCCAAGTTACGGATAATGCTCAGGTTTTTCCCTTTGATCGAGTTCTTCAGTGTCTGGTTGTTCACTTCAGTCTCATCGACATAACCAAAGATCTGAAGCAGTGGCTCGAAACCAACAGCCTCAAACAGAGCAACTCGGCCCTCATCTTTGAAGTGTGGGGTGTCCTGCATCTTCTTCAGAGCTGATTGCTCCAGAGTGGAGAGCTGTACGTTCCCACGGCTTTGTGTCCGGGCTACACCGTTGATCTTCTGACCGACGGAGTATGTGTCCCGGATCTCACCAAACAGAGCTTCTTTGGCTGTCAGAGCTGCACCATCGGTGTTTGCTTCCTTGCCCTTCTTCTGGATGTCCCGGAGACCACGAACCACGATTGTCTGGGTTGTAACCAGTTTCCCGTCTACGGAGATTGGAACATCTTCCAGAGAGATCAGGTTCTCTTTGGTGCCGTCGATTGTGCTGGTGAAAGCAGACAGAGCTGTCAGCATCTCAGTGACCACACCCTGTGCGATCCCTTCGAGTTCACCCAATGGAGCGTCAAGGTTCTCACGAACATTCCACATCTTCATCACATCACGAGCGATGTCATCTTTCACCCGTGCAGGAGGCAAACCGAATGCAATGGCATCCATCTGGGCATCTGTCACCATGTCGTATGTCAGGCCAAGGTCATCCATGGCTTCATTCAGACGGCTTGGATCACGTGCAGTGGCTGTCATCATCCAGTCAACCAAAGCGATCACAGCCTGTTCAGCCATGACCTGATTGTAAAGACCAGTCGTTGGATCGACGATGGCTGTGTTCCGGTACTGACGGAAGGACTGAACCTCACCATCTTTCAGAGCCTCAACCAAAGAGATGTCTTTGCCGTCTATCTTGATCATCTTGTCAGCGATACGCTTGTTCAACTGAGTAATGATCGGACCTGCCAGACGTTTTGCCACAGAGATAGTCTCGGAGTTGACCCCTGCTGCCTCTGCTTTTTCAACGTAATCCAGAAGACCATCCACAACAGGAGCACCGTCAAGTGCTTGATACGTCTCATCAAAAGACTTGTGGATGTCACGAGCACTTTCATCGGTGATGTCGTTTGCATCTTCCCGTGCTTCAGGTGTGATCGTGTTGTCGAAGTCTTTGTTGGTTTGGATTACTTGACTGTCACTGTCAGCAATGACCATGCCTTCGTTGTCGTTGAAGATCAGGATCGAGTCATACCGACCATCAGCTTTCAACTGCTCGATCTTCAAAGAGTTCTTCAACCAGAAGACATCAGGATCTTCGTTGTTCGGGATCTGTTGTGTCAGAGGGTTCCCCAACTTCGCATTGGCTTCGATCAGACGAGGAGTACCTTCACCACCACGACGAGCATGTTCACGGGCCAAACCCTTACGAGTGGTCAGGAAGATCCCACCATCGTTGAACGTGTCGAACAGAGCGTTGGTCCCATGGTAGAACTTGATGGGGTTTCCATCTTCGTCCTTCAGGATGTCGTCAGATTGGTCAATTTGGATGTCAGCGTCGCCTTCCACAAGGTCAGCTTCGACATTAGTTTCTGCATCGACGGATACTTCGTCCGAAGGCGTTGCATTGCTATCCGTCTCAGAAGTGTCCACAGAAGACCCTTCACTATCGGCAGCACTATCCACTTCATCAATATTGTTGTCATTGGTTTCTCCTTCGGTTTGGCTCTGCTCCTCTCCCTCAGACACTGCCTCGGCTGGTGCCTCGACAGTATCTGCGGTTTCGTCGATAGCCGTTGTGTCGCCTTCGACCAGAACGCCACCTTCATCAACCAAAAGCTCAGTGCTTTCGGCTACGTTTGTTTGACCAAACAGCTCAGGGAAGGTGTTACGGATCTGGTTGTAAACGGCCACAGCAGCATCAAGGTCATTGGAGACCTGTTTGGCGAACTGAGCAGAATTCGGGTTGCCCCGGTGATATGCAACAGGGTTGCGGAATTGATCAGCTTCGATGAACCGGTTGCCACCAACCAGACCACGGAAACCAGTTTGAGGACCACGGCCCTTCTCATTGTTGTTCTGGAACGACTCGTTCAGAGCACCGACCTTGTTGTTCAGGTGTTCAACCAAGTTGCCAAATTCCTGCATAACCTGTTGAACAGGAACACTTTGTCCCTCTTGGTTTGTGACCAGACCATCAGAAGACTGAGCACCTTGGAAGATCTCGGACGCAAAGTCATTGATCGAACGGAGCTGTTGACCACGTGCATCAGTAAAACCCTCAACACGAAGGCTACGAGATGTACCTTCTAGTGTTAGAGGAGCTTGATCAGTCGAACGACCAACACGGTTCAAACCAATGTGACGCTCTTGCGAGATAGTCACCTGACGGCCTGTGTGAGCGTTGACGATGGATGCAATGCTGGAAGCACCTTCCATGATACGCACATCGCTGTCAGACAGGTTGGCACCAGACTCCTTGAGGATCTTGTTGACCACATCAGGGTTCACGTTGGATGGGTTCACACGAGCAACAGACACGTTCTCAGCCACCACATCAGTTGTGATCTCTGTATCCACGCTCTGAGTTGCATTCAGGTCAGTTTTGCGTACCTGTGCTTCGATACGGCGAGCCTGTGGGCTGTTCACCATCTTGTTCACTTGGTTCCGGAGCGTAGCAGGCATATCACGCATCATCCCCCGGAGACGGGAGAACTGAGAAGCAGCATATGCTATCTGAGCCGGGGTAGGCTTGAACGAACGGCTGGAGAGGTTCTCTGCCAGCTCAGTGACGTTCTGTATCAATGAACCACCTGCAACACCTTCAGGAGCAGGAGTGGTATCAACCTCTGATACAGCAGCTTCCAGCTCAGGAGAGGCTTGACCGGTCTCAACTGCGTCAATGGCAGCGATTGCTGTCTCACGTGCAGCAGCAGCCCCTTCATTACGACCAGCAATGTCAGCACCTTCGGCACGGTCACGAACCGCAGCCACAACAGGTTGCACAACGCCAGATGCAGCCTCAACAGCCTGCGATGCAGCACTGACTGCACGAGAACCAAGGCTATCACGACCAAGGATGTCATTGCGAAGGGGATCATTGAATTCACGAGCACCAACAGCATCACCGATCACAGAAGCTGCATCACGTGCAGTTTGAGCACCAGTACCGGGGGCAGCCAGAACACCGGCCATACCAGCACCAGCAATCAGACCTGTTGCAGCGGCTTCACCGACACCTTCAGTCAACTGACGAGAGCTGTCAGCGTTGTCACGTACAGCGATGTTTTCATTAAATTTACCAATGGATCCCTGACCAGTTTCTTCCAGAGCTTGGGAACCAACTTGACGAAGAGACGACAGAAGACTCGATCCTTGGAATGCACCAACTGGGTTCGCTTCAAAGCGAGCAGCAATCAGACCCAATGCCGTAGCAGCAGGGAGTTGGCGAGCAAATGCTTCACGGCCTGTCTCAACAGCAACACGCATACGAGCTTGGTCAGGGTTCAGACCAGCTTCCAAATATGCGTTGTACGTCTCAGAGCCGGACGACAGTTGTTCGTGGGAGAGTTGCATCACAGCAGTCGAGGCTTCAGCCAAGACACCAGAGGCTTCTGATACACCAACACCCAATGCAGCACCGGATGTGGTTGCCACACGTTGAGCTGTCTCATTGGCTGTCAGACGACCAGTTGTTGCACCAGCAACACGAGCACCACCTTGAGCCAGTTTGGCTGATGGACCCAATGAACCAATGGCTTCAGAGATGATGTCACCAGCAACGGCACCGTCGGAGAGAATGCGATCACCTGTGTTCAGAACGTCACGACCGATACGCTTTGCACCAGCAAAGAACTCGCTGTCACCAGCTTGAAGGTCACGAAGTTCCTGAGCAGCACTGTCCAGACCATCCAACTGGCCTTCGATACCAGACAGACGACGACGCTCTTGTAACTCATCGGATTGGAAGGAACGAATGAAAGAAGTTGCTTCATTGGTTGTCTGGGCCACATCGACACCAAATTCACCAAGACCAGTGTTCTCAGGATCGAAATACTCATCGACTGCACCAACACCTTGAAGAACGGCAGACTCCAAAGAGCCTACCAGTCCTACAAAGCCTGCACCCACACCCAGTGTAGTATCACCCACAACTTGTGCGTTGGAGCGGTCAGCAGACTGGGCGTCACGTTGTTGACGGATTGTCTGTTGGAGAGAGCCACGTTGTTCTGCAACTTGGCGACCATAGCGAGCTTCAAGCTCAGCATATGGTAAGGTCATGACATCATTGGCAAAAGTACCATCAGCAGCGAATTCGTTACCTTCACGGTCAGCAGCTACAATGGTGTCCCGGATACCTGAGTCCCCAAGTGCAGCAGCTATCTGGCCTTGGGCGGTGGCTTGCCGGACGAACTCCGGGTTGGCCAAGGGGGAATTGGAGTAATCGAAGTTGAAATCGTCAGACATGTTGGGGCCTCAGAGATTGATGTTCTGAATTACCCCAACCATTATCCTCTTATTGCGGAGATTAAAAGCCTTTTGTCTTCGGCTGACAAAGAACGATCACCTTGGATGGATGTTTCGAGATCAGCCATCGCACGGAAGAACTCAGGGCTTTCAGGATCCAGTCCCTCAAGACGAGAACCCAGACCTGTCCGAGCAATGTATGTGGACAGTTGCTGTTGAACTGCCTGTGGAGTTGAACCAGCACGAAGAGTGTCACGTGTCTGGGCAATCTCACGAGCAATTGCAGGAGGAACTTTCCGACCAGCAGCAGAGTAACGAAGAGCTTGGCTCTCCAACTGTTGCAGACGAGTTGTGGCAGCTTCTGTCTGAGCACCATCACGGGCAGCAATTGCAGCTACATCCCCTGCACGTGCTCGTGCTTCAGGACCAAAGGTGTCCCGTGCAAAGCGTACAGCAGCTTCACTGTCAAACTGGTTCCCAACTGTATTCCAGCCAAATGGATCAGCTTGATAGCTTTCAGCCAGAGCATAAGCAGCTTCTCCACGAGAAATACGCAGACCATCGGCCAGAGTATCAATCGCATCATTCAGCTCCTCACGTTCTTCGACGGAGAACTCACGATCAAAACGAGAAGAGATCGAGCTGATTGGATCAGCGTTATAGCCTTCAGCTTCACCAATGACCCGTTGTTGTGGGTCATTCCCTGCCAGACGTGCTCGCTCAGCAGCTTCTGCCTCAACAGCAGCAGCAATGAGTGGATCTTCTGGGGCCTGTGGGTTGAAGATACCGGGGTTTGCTTGAGCAGCACCTTGGATCCGACCCAACAGATCAAGAGTTGCCCCATCATCAAGACCAGCACCTTGTGCAGCAGCCAAGATAGAAGCAGGATCTTGCCCATTTACCGTTGGATCAGTGAATGACCCAAGAACAGCAGCATCAGATGCAGCTTGAACACGTGCAGCTTCAGCAGCATCCAACCGGCCTTGGCCGATGCCTTGTGCTTCATATGCTGAACCAAGCAGACCATTGATGTCGCCGGGGGAGAGGTATTGAGAACCACCCAGAGCAGCTTGCAGACGGTCGAACTGTGGACGTGCCAAAGCAGTGTTGGGGGGAGTGAAACCATTCCCACCAGTGTAGGCAGCAACACGGCTCAAACGATGTTCTTCAGCAGGACGCAAGAAGTTTGATACGATTGCAGCACCAGCAGATCCGGCATCCTGTGTTGCGAAGATTGCATCACGAGCACCGCTTTCAGAGCCTTGAAGTTCGTGCATCAGCCAATCAAGTTGGTTGTCCACGGAGTAATCGTTGCCGTAACGAGCTTCAAACGCATCACGACGAGCACCTGTAAGCTGATAGAGACCACGGCCACGAGTACCGTGAACGTTGTCTTCAGCTTCTGTAATGTCGATGTCAAAGCCGGACTCATCTTGAAAGTTCATCATGAAGCCCTGAGCAACGTGCTCCGGCATACCACGATCCAGCAGACCCTGATAAACTTGGGCTTGAACACCTTCACGGCCACGACCGAATTGGTTGCCTTCTTGGTTCGCACCAACAACCAGTCCAGACAGACCGGCAAGTTCACGACGACGACCATCTTCATAGGCATAGTTGCCAGCAGCACGACCTTCAGCAGCTTGTGCAATTGCAGTCCGAGCACGTGTTCCATCTGTGTTGGCACGAACACCAGCATCCCGGACAAAGCCTGTCCGAGCACCAAGAACGTGATCACGAAGGGTCGAGGAGATGTTGCGTCCTTCCAGACCACCACCATCAATAAATGCGTCAAATTCAGCTTCATCACCCAAACCAGCAAGATCAGAGAGCAAAGCCTGATCGGCCTGCTCTTTCTGTCCTGCATCGTATTGGGACAAAACACCGTTGGCTGTTTCAAAACCACGGTTGAAGGATTGGTTTGCACGAGCCAATGCCTGTGAAGCACCACTCAGATCTGGAGCAACCAGTTGTTGCCAGCGAAGACGAGGATCCATGGGCTACTCCTTAGAGGCGGTTTTCATCAAGATAAGCATCGGTCTCACTAGCAGCACGGCCTTCCGTGTTGTGACGAGCGCGAATGCGATCTTCTAGAGCTGTGTTGTACGTCTGGCGGTTGTTTTCCAAGTTGGTTTGGAACGTCTCACGAGCCAGTCCGAGTTGTTCTTTTGCGATCTTGTGCTGTTGGTAGGAATTCCACAGCGAACCAAGAGTCTGAATGCCGCCCATGACGAGCTGGAGGTTGCCGGTATTGAAGGATCCATCCCCATTCCGGAAGAAACCTCCTTGCTGTTGTCCAGCTCCGCCAACGGGGTTGACACCCGAAGTGGCTGAAACATCAACACCTGAAACTGCACCACCCACCGGTTGTGTACCGATGGGAGCCATTGCAGCTTGCTGTGTACCAATCTGGGTAGTCGAAAGCGTGCTACCGTTCTGTGTTGCATCATTAAGTCCGAGCATGGCGATCCTCAGTTTCTTGGAAGTGTTTGTTGAACATCGACGAAATCATAGACCATTGAGTGGGTAATATCCACCACATCAGTGCCGGTCATAGTCGTCCGTCGGATAAACTGATCAGCGGTTTCAGGGAGATAACCTCCGGGACCGTTGTTCGAGCCATTGCCTCTGACGCTATCTGTAAGGGCAAGTGGGTTAAATTGCAAATCGTTACCACCCAAACCAGCGATCAAATCGTTGATATAGTCCATCTGGGTCTCATATTGGTCCTGTTCCTCTTCAAAGTCGGCTGCCAGCTCTCCAATCTCAGCAGCAACAAACCCTGCATATCCGTTGGCCAAAGCACCACCGATCTTTAGAATACCGGCTGCATCGAAAGTGAAACCACCTGAAGCAACGGCACCGATTGCCAGACCAGCAATGGCAGCGAACAATGCACCGAATTTTTCACCAAACAACTCTGTCCCGATGATCTTCAGAACTTCTGACACGATGATGGAGGCCAAATAGTTGGCAACAACCCCAGCAACAATGGCAGCCGTCCCGGTTAGACCGAGGGCTGCACCAACAGCCGCGTTGGCACCGAGAATACCACTCCCTGCTGCAAATGCTCCGGGGTTGATCACAACAGCCACCACAATGATGATAATGATCAACAAGATCTTGAAGATCCCTCGCTGATACCACTTCTGCTTCGTCACAGTGTACGAGTTGAAGAGGACGTGAACATTGGCCGTGGCCATCTGTGTGTAATCCACAATCGAGAGAGACTTCATTGTTGGTTCATGGAGCGGGATGACAAAACCAGAAATATCAGAGTCATCAAGTGCTTCATGTCCAGTGATGCGAACAGCTTTACCTCCGTAGATGTAGTTGGAATGTAGCAGACCATAGACCGTGATTTTCCGGTATGTGTTGTCGTCAATCTGCCAGTAAATTTCGATTGAGTCCAAAGACTTATCAACCAAACGAGTTGAACCAAAGATGTCATCTGAACGGCCCCAGAGAACACCTTCTTCTTCCTGCCAAGTGACAGTTGCACCTTTCTTGAGCTGCACTTCATTCTTCTTGGCATTACGGTCCCCACCAAGAGGATCCTCATACGTATAGACCCCAGTGATCTGTTCCAGATCAATGTGGGACCATTGCAGACGGATGTCGAAAGAAGGCATCAACGGAGAGTTGGTCTTCAATCGAATGGTTGTCTGTTCAGGGATTGAGAGAGCTGGAACCACAGGACGAGGAGGACGTAAGTTCCATGGGGTATTGTCCCAGTCTGTGGCTTTCCACGCATCCAGAGCAGCCTTAGCTGCATTGTGGTCAGCGATTGACTGTTCAAAGCCTGCCATTGTCCCCGAACCAGAGTTCTGGAAGGGGATCATATTTTCAAAATACTTGAAGATGTACTTCCGGCAGGAGTTCTCCATCACGTTCAGAGAAACCCCATACATGATGTAGGCGTAGTCGATGTCATCAATTGAGTCGTTGTCTTCGATCTCATCCAAAATCCCACTTATGTTCTTGAGATTGTTGGCTTTTCGATATGCTTTCCGGGTCTCTTCATACAAACCATTGGTGTCATATGGAGCTTCTGTCACCGACTTGTTGTTCAAACGAAGGGGGATAAACGGGAAGAATTCTTGGAAGTTCGAAGCGTCACTCTCTTGGAACAGAGCATCCAGCACAGCATTACCAGAACCTTGTGTATAGAGAAACAGCTCTTCACCATACAAAACAGTGGACTCGAAGATGTCCTGTGTGTCGAGCTGTTCAGTCCATTGAACCACAACTTCCTCACCGGTTGTCACCGTGGTTGTTGTCTTGGTTACGCCCCCACCGATGTCTTCTGTCACCACTGTGGTGTCAGAGTAGATGTTGGCTTTCTGGTCATCCCCTGTGTACGTCAGACGTTGGTATTCACCTTCGATCTGGATCCCAACATTGGCGATCAGATCTGTCTTCTCATATACGTCAATGGATCGGTTCAGATCCACACCAACTGAAGCATCTTGGTTTGTCACGATGTCAGGATCACCATTGTCAAAGGACTCGGTGATCTCTGCATTTCGAACCAAAGTGGTAGAAAACACCGTACCAGAGGATGAGACAGGCGTAAACGAAACCAAGTTGCCAGCCTGTACTGTGACAGTTACTGGAGTTCCGGGAACCTCTGGTTGGGTATCATCGTCGATCACGTGCATATGACGTGCCTCGATATACCGGCCATCGGTGTTGTATTGAGCATCTGTGAACGTGAATGTGTCCCCATTTGGGAACTGCACAGTGAAATCATCGGTCGAGGGTTCATAATCCCCCAGCCAATCTTCATTGATCCGTTCTTGGTGGTTTTGAAGGATCCATCGTTCCAAGAAAGGTGTGGGATCTCCCTCACTGATCTGTGCGTTGGTTACGGTGATGTAAGACCCAGCAGGAGCTGCACCATTCACAGGGATCTCCCCGGCCACCACATCAGGATCAGCAGGAGAGTTGTTCGTCACTGTCGCCGTAGGTAAACCAGCAATGTCATTTCGATCTGCATAACGAAAGAAAGACCTCTGAGCGAGGCCCGGTCCATTGAAATAGGACTTTGTGATGTCATCAGTTAACGAAGGACTATTCGCCATCACCGAAGAAAACAGAGTTCCCTTCAGGTAATTTGGACGTTCGTCCTCCGGTCCTGCCATATTGTACAGGGTCGAAGAGACGTTGATGATCTTTTTGGAGGAGAACAGACCCATATGGGGATCTCCTTACAGCGAGTTGTTGGAACGGACGGTTGCAAGAACACTGTCGATGTTTGTGTTGGTCAACTGGTTCGGAGCATTCAGACCTTCGTCGAGGGTTTTCTGCGTGATCCAACCATCCAGATACATTTTGGCAGTCTTGTGAGCAGCATCTTTAATAAAGCTGTCGATCTGCTGATCGTACAGGTCTTTCTGCTTCCCTACAGATCCTTCCACAGTCGCACCATCAGTACGAGTGTCGAGGGTCTTCGCACGTTCACTCTCAGTCTGTTCCCCGGTCAGGGTAATCTGAGTGTTCAACAGCTCGATCTGCTTACCAATCGTACCGCCAATGACGGTCAAACCATCAGAACGAGTACCCAGTGTCGAAGCACGTTGGACCTCAGTCTGTTCTTTGACCAAGCTGGTTTCAGCAGGTTGACGGAAGTTCAGGATGTGCTGTTGTTGACCCAGTTCAACTGGGAGCATGTTGTCACGACGGAACTCTTCGATGTCAGCAGTTACCGGCAAGATCCGGTCACGTTGGATGATCTGAAGATCACGTTCCAGAGGCTGAAGAACACGGTTCTGGAATTCTGCCACAGCAGCTTGAGCAGGAAGGATACGATCCACCTGCACGTTGTTCATGGCCACAGTCGAAGGCATCACAGCAGTACGTTCATACTGAGTGATCGCAAGATCAGCAGGCATCTGGTAGTTCCGCTGGAAGTGCTTGATTGCCACATCAGCCGTTACGCTGTCATGGTTGGCTTCTTCCGTTGCGATCTGCATCTTGGTCAAACCAAACTGAGCAGCAGTCAAGTTCATTGCGAACTGGGCTTGGACTGTCTCGAACTTGGTTTTCTCCAGCTCAATCAGAGCCTGCGTCGCTTGGATCTCAGCAATACGTGCCTGCATCTGTGCAGTGATTGCTTGCCAGCGAGACTGGTCTTTCTGAAGAGCGAATGATGTTGCATTACCCATGATGCCATTGGCGATCTGGACATAGGCTTCAGCATATTGCGAGCCTGTAATACGGTTCCCTTTGAACTCACGTTCGAGGTGTTTGTCCATGGCAGTCATGAACTTATCGAAGGCACCTTCGCCATCGAGACAACCATCCGTCACATCTGAGATACCAACAGACGCCACATCCTCATAAAGAGCTGATGTTTCGTCCGGAGTGACGTTGAATTGGGAACCAGAGAAATCTGGTGCATCAGGGATCGTTAGACCCCCGGCAAGGGCGGTGAACAGATCGTTGGCCAAGCCAGACGAGTTGTCAGCGTTTTCATATGTTTGATCGGGCATAATCTGTTCACCTTCCAAGTGGTAATAGGGGGTCGAAACCCCCTATATCAGTTTGCGTTGCTGCGGTCGATAGCACCACGAGCGGTCTGCTCTTGAGCCAATGCTTTCAACTGCGTTGGTGTCAGATCGGGCAGAGTCTCGATGAAGAACTTCTTCTGACGGACTGTGACACGCTCTTTCACGCCAAATTTGCCGGACTTCTTGTCCTTCCGCACATTGTACGTGCGAGAGTTCAAGTCGTCGAGGATAATTTGTGGGACATGGTAGCCGTTCACATAGACCTCTTCGTCGAAGGGGATGAACTTGGCGACCTTGCCGGTGTATTTCGAAACCACTGAGATGATTGCACCGGGGACGGCTGCATCAGAAGGATCGTTGTTTGTAATGCGAACACGACGCATCCGAAGGGCCTGAGCACGAATGACGGCTTTACGCAGCTTGGGGTCTTTGACCTGAGCAGCGTCCATCTCCATCATTTCTTCGTTGGAATATTTGATCCGTTCGACTTTGACGTGAACGTCTTCGTCGGGATCAGTTTCTTCCTTGTTCTGAGCGATCAGGGCTTGAGCCACTGGATCATTCAGGTTCAGGTCTTCGTCAACTTCTGGTTCATCTGGCACTTCATCAATGATGACCTCGGCCAAGATGTTTTCCTTGAGCTTGGCGACACCGGTATTCCCGGAATATCCTGCTCCAACGAAGTTGGCAATTTCACGAAGAGCATCTTTGTCTTCGGTCTTTTGCACCAGCTCTGCGAGCTGGGGTTTGGTGAGTTCTTGTAGATCCATGGGGTTTATCCTTTGCTGAGTTACACCGTGGTGCCGTTCGCTTAACACAGCCTAAAACCTAAAGCAAATCCCCAAATGAAAAGGGCCACCCGAAGGCAGCCCTTTCCCGTCGCTTGGTGATGGGGTCTTATACAGGGATCACAGAGTGAGCCACAGCCATCCGTTCGCCGCGCAGCTTGATGAAGCCATAGAAGAACTTCACGGAGCTGAAACCGATCTTCCCGTAAGGGTCGTTCCGGTCTGCGTTCTCAGTACCCGGCTTCTTGACGATGATGCGGAACTTGGACTTGCCTTTTCCACCCATGCCCTGAAGGCCGATTGTTGCGAACGCTTGGTCACCGATGACCAACAGAGGAGCAACGTCGTACTGATCGCCGCCACCATTGTCAGTGACTTGGTAACCACGGTTTGCACCAGTTGCAGCAGCACCGACGCCAGCCCAGTACATCATCTGCGGAACAACCACGATGCGAAGGTAAGCGCCGGGGATGGCACCGATTTCGCCGTTCATGATCGTAGCCGCGTCAGCATACTGCTCGACAGGTACGAATGCAGGGTTGCCGTTGGCATCCAACAGATCGGTCAGATACATCTGAAGCTCGGAGCCAATGTAGGCAACGCGAGATGCAGAGATCGTGCGAGTGTCGATCATCCGGGAACCTTTGATGATAGTGGTTTTCTTCGGCGTCTTGTTGTCGTCAAGAGTGATCGACAGACGCTTCAGATCGGCCAGTGTGATGAGCGAGTCATCAGCAGCGGCAGCAGCTTCACCAGTCATCGTGGCCAGCGACGTAGCAGCACCCGTGAACACACGAACATCAGCAGCAGCCAACAGGTCAGCTTGCAGAAGATCTTCAGTGATCTCGTTTGCACCACGGAGCATTTCACGCGACATGTGACCATACAGCTCGCTGTCCGTATCGAACATCATGCTGTCTTCGGTCCATTCAGTGAAGAAACCGTACTCGGTAATCTCACCAGATCGTTCCAGACGGGTGAAACCAACGCGGTTCACACGACCACCGTTCTCAGTCAGAGTCGGCATACGACCAGTGATCGTACCAACGTCACGAGAACCGCCGTAGAGGTTGCCGTCAACGATGGTTGCACCAGCAGCGTCAAGACCTTGGTCGTTGACGTTCAGGTCGTCCAAGAGAGGAACGTAGTAGTACACTTTCAGTTCTTTACCAAAATGCTTTGGCATCGAACGCATGTCAGCCAGAGGAGAGAAATACATCTCTTCAGCGGCGTCGATCAGCGACTTGCGGTCCCAGTAATGGGTGTTGAACTGAGGGCCGACAGACGATTGGTCTACACCGGGTGCTCCAACTCTAGGGGCGTTATAAATCTGTGTCATAGCGAGTTCCTTTCAAAAGCGTGACATCAGTGGGTTCAGGTAGGAGGTTCCATTTTCAGGAAATCTTCATCTGAGAGTTTGGCGAAATCAGGCTCAGCCGGTTTGGCTGGGGTTTTGCTCTGCTTTGCCGGGGGAGTTGAAGAAAGGTGTGGATTGGGTGCAGCCTTCTTCGGTGCCTGCGCCTTCCTTGCTCCCGATACCACTGGCTGACCTTGAGGTGGGTTTTGCTGCTGCAATTGACCCATCGGAACAGCCGCCGGAGCGGGTTGCTTACCGAAGACTCCTGCGTTCTTCATCGCCTCACCAACTTGATCGAAGGCTTGGAGATACGGAACGTCGGTTAGATAACCCATGCTCCGTTGATACGTCAGTTCGTCTGCGATTTTGCTGTAAACACCTGTCTGCTTCATCTCCGTCAAATTGCCCAGCAGAGCTGGGTTCTTCTGGAGCTGTTGCTTCGACGCATCGTCCCAAGTGTTGTGGATCTCGCTTACCAGAGCCTGACCTTCAGGGTTAGACATCGCGGTATCCAGAGCATCTCGGAACGCATTCTCGTCAGCGTTTCCAGCGTAACTTTTTGCCTGATAGCGTACTTCGGCTGATGTATCAAGGTCCATTGGATCCAAATTGTTGTCTTTCAACAACTTGGTAATGGCTGTCTTGTCACCTTTTGCCACGTCAATCAGGAACGAGATCTTCGCTTCGTCGGCCAAACCATGGTCCGTCAACATACGGTTGAGGGCCTTCATAGGCTTGATTTCCTGCATCCGGCGAGAATAGTTCACACCTTGCTGCATGAGACGAATTGCATCTTCGGGGGTCCGAACATGGAAGTCTTTGCCGTCGGCTTTGAACGGAGCAGTAATTTTCTTGAAGAAGTCCACTGCCTGAGCAGTTTGTGCTTCATCCAGCTTTACTGGTTCGTCGTCTTTTTTCGGCTTCGTGCCATCGGCGGGATCTTTCCCTTCTTCCCCGGCGTCTGCTTTGGGCTTGTCACCCTTGGCCGGATCGGCTTCTTCACCTGCTGGTTTGCCTTCGCCAACAAGTGGGTCGGTATTCCCTTCAGGTGTCTTTGAACCATCGGGATCTTCTTCCCCTTCGGGCGTGACAGGCTCGCCGGAAGGATCACCACCCCCGGAAGCATCAGGCTCACCACCGTCAACAAATGACTCATCGTCATCAGCAACAGGTGTTTGACCTTCAGGGTCTTCTTCTGGGTTTGGAGTTTGGTTTGCGTCGTCCGTGGCGGCTGCTTGTGCTGCTGCATCATCGTCATTCCCATCTGTGTTCTGATCATCAACTTCACCGGTAGGTTCGGGTGCAGGTTGTGGATCTTCAACAGGGGTTTGATCAGTTGGTTTTTCCATTTTCAGGAAGTCCTCATCGGACATGTTGTCGAAATCGAGTTCAGTATCTTTAGCCATTGCTGTATTCCTTCAGTTGGCGTTGATTGATGGGTAGTTGGGGGATTTTACTCCCCCTGAGTTTCACCTTCTGCTGCTGCTTCAAGTGCTTCGTCACGGGCCTGAACCAAGGCTTTCAGCTCTTCACGAGCTTGATGACCTTCTTCTGTGGCCGTTTTGAAGTAGATACGGCATTTGCCGATTGCATCGAGACTGGCTGCACAACCGTCAACGACGGATTTGGCAACTGCCCCGGATGTGATCAAACCAGTCAACCGTTTCACTTCAGCTCCGAAGTAACCTTCGAGCATGAGCTTCTGGAAGTCTGGGTTGTTGGCCAGACGCACTGCTGCGTCGCCACGTTCAATGGCGTGTTCAAGTTCAGCCTTGGCTTCGTCAAACTCTTCCATTGTCATTGCCATTTCTGGCTCTTCGTCTTCACCAAACGATGCGTTGTAGAGATCCATGTTCAATCCTCTTCATGAATGTCACCCCGAACTATTCAGGGTGACTTTAGTTTCATGCGGAACTCAATGGACCAATTGGAAGCTGTTGTCCAGATAGTTGTGGAGGAACTGCGTTAGGATCTGAGAACCCGGATCCCAACTTCGGTGCAGTTTCACGCTCATCCTTGGCTTCGGTCAAGGCATTGAAACCAACGGCAGCTTCAACGAATGGGGCCGGAGCTTCACCTTTCAACAATGCCTTGGTGACTTCCAGATCCCGGTTACCACGTGCCTGAGCACCCATCTTCTCAACTTCACGCTCATGCTTGAGGCCAGAGACATTCTCATCAACTTCTTCGAGCAACTTGGCAGCACGAGCACGGGCTTCTTCTGCACGAGCAGTTTCCAGATCAACTTTGGCCTGCATCTCTTGGAGTTGCAATTGCTGCATCTGCTGTTGGAATGGATCAGGCTGTGGCTGATACGAACGAATACGTTCAGCCAGTTCAGGCATACGCTTCAGATCAGCGATCTCAGACAGAACCACAGAACGAAGACCGGGATCCATGTCAGGACCAACTGTCTGGAGAACCATACCAAGATCATTGGCCTTCTGTTCATCGACGGAGGCTGTGGAAATATCAACTTTCAGATCGAAGTTGCCTTCCAGTTCAGCACGAGAAACTTCAACGAATTCTTCGTTGGTGACCCGGACAACTTCCTTTTCTTCCAAGAACTTAGCGTTCATCGCGATGATCTTCTCACCGATCTTCTGCATCCCTTTTGCCAGACGGCGAAGGATCGACATCTCACGAGTTGCAGCAGAGTCCAGAGCACCACGGATACCTGTGGCCACAGAACCATAAGCATCACCAGAGATACCACCGGAGAAGGACTTCACACCTGTGAGTGCTTCAGCTTCTTGGTTCTGAAGAGCAATGGTCTCCATCGCAGAACGAGGGATCTCAGGATACTTCATCTGTTGGATCAGTGCATTCGGATCACCGTTCGGGTTGAACTCAAAGTCCTCACCGTTGGTGAAGCGACGCTTGTTCACTGGATCCAAGGAACCCTTGGCATAACCAGTCTGAGCATTGGCAGAACGACCCATCAGGTCGATCATACCACGAGTAACAGCACCGATGATCCGCTGGTTGTCCTGCAACAGAGAAGCATCTGCTTCACCGAAGACAGAATTCAGGATCGGCATGTAGGGGACGATGACGAAAGGAGGCATATCATCAGGGAATGGGTTTTCAGCCATCTGGATGATTGTCTCACCAACCCATGTCACGACGATTGGAACCATGACACCTGTGTTGTGGACATCGTACAGACCCCAATACTCATAAACCAAGACCTTCTGCTTGTCAGACATCGACCGGCTGTCAGTGGCCGGGGTTGTTGACTCGTGGTCCGGGTTGCCGTGTTGGGACTGGATCTTGGCCTGTTCCCAGTTCACTTGATCCAAATTCTTGAACTGCTCTTTCTTCTTCTTCAGGTCCGAGGGTGCTGCTTCATACGTGTAAATCATGAACTGTGCATTTTCCCACTCACCATCACAGGAAGGGTCAACGAACAAGTTTTTGATATTCACGATACGCAGAGAAGGACAGTTTTTGGTTACCGTCTCACGAACAGCCTTGGTCACACCATTGGCAACAGCTTCGAGGAGCTGGTTCTGTTCAACGGACATCTCAGCCGAAGCCTTCAGGCTTTCAGGCAGGGACTCAAAATCAGGAGTTTCGTTCTGCAAATGCTGAACGGCAGCCATGATCATCTCACCCTTCTGTTGATCGTTGGGATCAACGGGGAAATAATCGAAGTTGGTCTCCTCAACTTCGTGTGTCATGTGCTCACGTTCCCAACCAACACGAACAACCACAGAACCTTCGTCCACGGCTGTACGTACATAACGGTCAACGAAATCAACTTTGTTGATCTTGGTGTCGAACTGCCAGTTCAGGAGGACTTGGTTTTGTTTGGCTTTCGCAGCATCTTCATGGGTCCGGGGTGAAACCTTGAACATCCGGTCAGTGTTGAGGAAAGGCTCAGACAGAGCAGGATAACGCCATTCGTTGTGCTTACGAACCAACTTGGGCTGCACAGCAGAACGTCCGGGCTTTGCTTTCTTCGGAGCTTCACGACCAGTTGTGTTCCGGAGATCCAACCAACCTTCAACGTTTGCAGACTGATCATTGGTCTCTGTCCGTGCAAATTCGAGATCGGCTCGCAAATCTGCAAGGGTAGGTTCCTTATCCCACTCGGTCAGTTTCGCAACGCCATCAGGGTTTTCCACTGTCTCAAGTTGATTTGGATCGACACCAACTTCGCCGGATTGTTCATTCCGGTTGGTAGATTGTTCTGTGACGTTGTTTTGAATATCCACGGGCATCATCCTTATTCAGCGAGTATGTCTGAAAGACTTTCGTAAGCCTCTACAACAATTTCTTTTTCTTGGCCACATTCAAGAAGAGCGTCGCCCAGTCGGCCCATGCGTATCTCATCTGAACCAACAGAGGAACCCCTGACATCACGGATTACGTCCAGAGGATGTGGACATGGTTCGGACACGTTGGTTGGGAGGGGATCAGTTTGAACCCCACCGTTCTTCCAAGCGTCGCAACCCCCCAGTAGCAGTAATACCGGGAGCATCGGAACCATCGGCTTCAAGAGCTTGTGTTTCAAGGTCATGGACAAGATCCAATCTTTCCTGTTGCAAAGCGAGTATTTCAGCGTTCTTTACGCTGATTTCTTCACCCAAGTCAAAGAGATCTTCCTGAAGGGCGATACGATCAGCCTCGAACTTTGCGATTTGATTGACTGTGCCTTTGTGCCAGCCAAAGCCAAATGACCCCACCAGCAATGCTAGTGAGGCCACGATGAGGTACGGTTTGGGGATGAGTTTCAACATCACATGAACTTCTTGACCAGACGTTCACGCAGCTCGTCACCAACTTCGACAGGGTTACGCGAAACGGTTTCACCGGGCAGAACCACATAATCCCACTTCCAACGCTGCTTGATACCCAGTGTGGGTTGAACTTCAGCATGGGACAGAGTTGTCCACTTGGAGATAGGGAAGTCGTATTCTTCTGCCAATTCAGCAGTTTGCTCCAACATCGCGTCGATGCCTTCCCAAGTGATAGGGTTTGAACCCCATGTGATTGGGTTGGTTTGCTTGGCACCTGCCATCGCATCAACGGATTGACCGATCCAGCCAGTGTTCATGGACTTCGTATGAGAAGCACCAACACCACGACTCCAGTCATACATCACCTGCTCAGCAATGGTCGAACGACCTTGATGAGTGTCACCGGCAACGGTGTGCAGGAAGTTGTACGCCTTCAGTTCGAGTTGGATCAAACCATTGGCTCCCGCCGTCCAGTGCCAGACACAACCACGAACTCCACGGTTGAACAGATCCTGTTTACGGCGAACGCCTTTCATTTTGCACGCTTCAGCAAGCGCAGCACGAGTCTTTGGTCCACTCACACCGTCGATGCTCAAATGGGCCGAACCAAGAACAGCATTTGCACGGCCTTGGTAGTCTCGGATGGTAAAGCTCATTGGCTTTCTCCTTGGGTTGTGGGAACAGGGCATGTAGCTGTTTCCCGTTTGTCATAGATTGCCCCAACGGCAATCACGGTCATCCACCCCAGTAAGATCAACAGAGGCCAGTTGAAATGAATGCGGTGTCCAACGAGGAAGTAGTTAACGGTTTGATTTGGCTTGCTCATTTGGAAATCCTCTTCTCAACGAACATCTCGATCCAAGATGGAAGTTTCGTGATGAGCGCCCGGAAGATGTGTTCCCCAGAGATCACCATAACGATAGTGATGGGGACGATGAGATCCACGCTGAACACACCTGAGAAGAAACTGTCAGGGCTGTCAGACCAATGGATCAGCAGATCAGGACCGTAGAAACCACAAATGACACCAGCGACCATGCCACCGTATGTCCGTTTCCGACGCGCAATTTTCTGCTGCGGAGTTTCATCCTCTGCAACAGGCTCCTCGGACATCAACCACTTCGCCAAGAGCGTGAGTGTGATGACGACCCAAAGTTCGAAGTCTTCAAAAATCTGGTTCATACGAAGCCCCTATCGCTAAATCGGGTGTCCTCGTCGGTCACCTCAGATGTGTTGGATGTGTTTTCGATTGTATCGTCCACACACTTTTTGAGGTAGAGGCCGTAATACCCATCACCGCGTGCCTTATGTTCTTCCCCGCCCATATGGGTCAGATACAGACCTGCGACGTAAAGCGCCAGCACTTCGTAGAGATGATTTGGCAAATTCATGTCAGCATCAGTGTCCGGCAGCTCCGGATGATGCACATGGAACCAGACATCAACCGCTGGAGGATTGCACTCCATGAAGGTGTCAGAGAACCGAAGTGTCTCTTGGTTTGGTTGCATGATGTGGACACTGTTCTTCGGAGTATGTTTCCGCTCATTGGCGGTCACGATCTCAAAGACAGAAACCAAATTTTCGAAGTCAGCTCCGGCACTTACGTCCAAAGGATATACGTTCTGGCCGTCAACAAATGTCAACGTCCGGACCTCCTCAAAGAGCTTCTTCTTCGAAGACAGATCAACCAGACCTTGGTTGGTCAGCTTCAGAATGTGGTCGTGGTATTCCGGGAGGATAACCCCGGACTGGGACTCATCCACTGCGGCAGTATTACGCAACTGGCCTACAGCAAGACGGTCCATAAAATCACAGAAATTGAGGATCATTGGTTTCGTTCCTTAGACAATGTAAGCATCAAGCTCGGTTTCGAATTCATCTTGAACCTCAGTTCCCCAGAGCGGATCAGATGCTTGCACTTCCTTACGTGCCTGCGGATCATCAGGGTTTGGCGACCATGCGTTCATATTCTGGATCATGGAGATGGTGTCAAGACAGTCATCTTTGCCCTTGATCCCATCTTTGGTTGCCAATGAGATTTGTTCCATGAACAAGCCCAGTACCCGAGTGTCTTTCATCTCAAGGGGGAACCTGATCTTCCCGGCCTTAAATAGAGGAACCACAAGATTAAATCTACTCAGTTTATCGGTTGTGGGTCGGATACCCATCTTCTTTCCCTCACCTGTGAGGTTGAAATACAGATCCCGATACTGCATTTCCCTTTGTATCCATTGGATAAATCCGCCTTGTTGACCGGTCACCTCGACCCCAACACCCTGCGGATTATATTCCCGAACCAAGCGGAAAAGATCATCAATTGTCGTGTCCATGGTTTGACGAGCACACACCCCATCCACCCACGTCCAGTTCTTATCCTTGTCATGCGCCCAGACCGAAATCACGGAATAGTCAGCAGTCTGCTTCGACGACGTTGCAAAGTCGGTCGTGATGTAGAAGTTGTAGCTGGCTTTGTTCTTCAGGATCTCCCGACGGGAAACCCAACCAATGTCATCTTCCTGAACCAAACGAGACTCATCATCGGTAATCCGGAGCATAAGCTCCTGACGGAACGACTCCAGCTTTCCCTGCTTCTGGAAGAATTTATAATCGGCTTTCAACTGGTCGTATGTGAAACGATCAGGCCATGCAGGTTGGAACTCGGACTTCTCACATGGGAACTCTTTACAGACCGGCCACACGTTCACTTCCCAAGCACCGGACTCGATTGCTTGGTAAACGATGTCGTTCTTGTCGAAAGGTGTCCCATTCAGAATGGTCTTGCTCTTCTGAGGATGGAGAGCGTGGTGCAAACCTTTGTACACCGTGTCGTTGATCTTCGCCATCGAAGTTGGAGACTTCGCATCTTCATCTGAGATCAAGTCATCGAGAACAGCAAGCGAGGGACGTTTCCCAAAGATCTTCGTACCACGGATACCAGACTTGGCACCAAACATCCGGACGCCAAACTTGTTCCCGTTGGTCACATGGAACTCCATGTAGTTCTCTGTGATACGGACTCCCTTTTCAGGCATCCAGTGCTGAAGGAACTCCGAGGAGTCGTAACGAGATTTGATCGACTCACGAGCCGACTTCACACCGTTGTCCATGCTGTCCGAAATATACAGCATACTTTGGACCTTCCCGAAACCGGGCAGATGATTGAACATCGCAAGGTATAACGTCATGTATTCAAAGAACAAAGTTGTCTTTGCTGAACCACGGAAACAGAGGTTGGTGATACGCTTCTTCGGGTTCGTCACTTTGTCTAGCATGGCCAAGTGCATGGAGGGCGTCTTGTGTTCTTCGCCTTTCCCATCGTTGACCAGCTTGATGAAGTTCATGAACTGAAGGCTGAACTTCGAAGGGACATACCCCCCGTTGTTGATGTAATTGAAATCAACTTCGTTCAGAAAATCATCAACCGTCTTGTTTCCGAAGAACTCACTCATCGTCAGCTTCCTCTGCATCAGGGATGTTCAACGGAAGAGCTGCAACCTCTTGAGTTGTCATGACTTCACCTTCGATGGTTTGGAGTTGCATGTCAGCCATCTCAGACAAACGCTGTTCCAGAGCTTTCATGCCATCGTTCATTCCGATGTCAATCTTCAGCTCAGCTTTGTTCGCTTCTGGTTTCTTCAGGTGTGTCAGTATCGAGTTGGCAGCTTCTACCCGGACTTTGCCGGACTCGTTCACGTCGTTCATGATCTCGTAGTTCACGTTCAACGCAGATTGGAACATGTCCTGATTGAGAACCCATGTTGGGATCATCGCACGCTCATAAACCAAGTTGACCAGCTTACCTTTGTTGTAAGCGGCCACGTATGAGGCGATGTCTTTGGGAGCACGTCCGTCTTGAACCATCTGAGTATGACGTTCCGGGAAGGTTGCTTTGTAAGCGTCGAGGTTCGATTTGCCCATGACCTTGTGCGACACATACATGACAGCTCGCACGTAATCGCCCAGTTTGAAACGACCTTCGGACAGCACCTGACTGAAGGATATAAAGTTCTCCCGGATGTACCGGGCTTCCTCCGGATCTTTGGACAGAGCATTCAATTGGTCAACCATCGGCTGGGTGATATGTCCCTTTTGGCCAGCGGGGAGGGACTCTTGGACCTCAACGAGTGTAAGCATTGCTAGAAGCTCCGTTTTCATGGTAATCAGTATTTCATGACCGACCCTATAACCTAAAGCAAGACTGGAAAGCAAATGTCTCAATCAATCTGCACCACAAATTACACCTGCACCCAGAAATGGTACACGGCTGCTGACTCCACTGAAGGTGGTGGCGAAGATGTCATTCTGTACTCTGACGGTCCTCATGCTGAAGACACAAACGTCACTTGTGTGGTGAACGGTGGTGATATTCAGTTCCAAGTGAAAGACCACAACGATGTATGGTTCACACCTTCGGAAGCATCTTACACTGTGACGGCTTCGAACCTTGTTCGGATCCCACGTGCCAACATGCCAGACATTCGGATCTTGGCGACCGCTGATGCAACGTTCTCAATCGCAGGTGCTGTGTAATGCCACCAGTAATCACCCAAACTCAGGATAACTGGACCATTCGGACGATTGATGTCACGCACATCAATCCGTCCATCTTGGAGGGTCAGCATGTTATCCACGGGATCCTTCCCAAACGGGCAGCCATTCCTCTCCTTCGGTATCCACCTGTCAACTTGGTGCCGCCTTCGATCTCTGGTGATTTCAAGATCCCAGCGGTCCTAACCTGTAACCCCGGTGTGTGGGATGCAGCTCCGACTGCTGACTATCTATACCAGTGGCGAGCCAATGGAGTTCAAATTCTGGGTGAGACCGGACCAACTTGGACATCGAACCTGACATACGATGCTTTCGAGATCGACTGTGTGGTCACGGCTGTGAACAACCAAGGCTTTGCAACTTTACCAACATCCAACCAAATCACAGTTGAGATCGTTGAGCCTATCGAGGTTCGAGAGCAAGATTACTATTCTATTCAAGGACTTAATCAGTTCCAGAAACAGAACATGATGATCTTCCGTGAAGCAATCATCACAGGCATCTCGACAGATGATCAAGTCACCATGTTCGAAAACAAGTCTATGGTTGTATCCGGTATGGGTGTTGAAAGCACTCTGACCAATGCTGATCTGAAATCGTTTGTCGTAACTGGTTTGGCTGCGGATGATCGCGTAGATAGTACCCACATGGATCTCTATGTTTTGCAGATCCCTGAATTTCTTGAAGCAGTTCCTGTTCTGAACTTTGGTGCTGAAGACGGAATGAACCATTGGACACAGACTGAAGTGTCAAACGTTCTATCCCGATCCGACATCTCAGCATTTCAGAACACTTCTGTTTTCATGGGTGGGAACAACACTGTGTTTTCCGGTATGGAACAAACCATCGCACTTCCTGTTTCGGTTCATCCAGTTGTGGACGCCAGCCAGTGTCTTCCAATTCTGTCTTGGTTCCAAGGTTCCTTCGACAGTGATGATCGCGTGAAAGCATACATGATCTTCTTGGATGTGAATGGTGATGTCATTGATACCGTCTGGACCAGTGATACCTACGTACCAAGCTGGACTTTCCGATCCATCGCGAACACGACTTGCCCTGTTGGGACTCGTTCGATCAAAATACGTTTTGAATTCTCTCGCGTCGCTGGAGCAAACAATGACGGGTATGTTGATCAAATCGTTCTGGAAATGTGGGAACAAGTTGGTGCCGGGGTTCCTGTGGCTGCCCCAACCTACACGGATCCTTATTATGATAAAGTAACCCTGTTGATGAACTTCGAGACTGGGTTCGACAATGAAGCTCTGTTTGGGCATGATCCATACACCTACTCCGGAACACCAACTCTCGATCCTGTTGGTCTTGTTGCTGGTTCGAACTCTCGTGCCAAATTCAATGTCGATGCCACGAACGAAAATGATCGGATTGGTTTGTACTACCCCGGTGCAGCAGGAATGAACTTCGGCACAGGAGACTTCACAATTGAAGGCTTCGCTGAAACTACCTCATCCAGCAGCACTTATTGGCACTCGATTATTGGCAACTACGACAGTGGTTTCAATGGTTCGTGGGCAATCATGCGTCGTGACAACAACGATGGTGGGGTTCTGATCTTCCTTTGTGACGGGAACGCCAGTGTCCAAGGCACGACCAACGTGAATTCCGGTGTGTTCCATTTTGCCATTTCTAGGAATGGTGATACTTTGCGTCTGTTCGTTAATGGTGTAATGGAAGGTAAGATCACTGGATATGTCGGGGTTAATGTTGGTGGGACACCTGTTGGTCGTCTCGGTGGCAACAACCAATCTTCCAACGACAACTGGCGTGGATACATCGACAGTGTTCGCGTTACCAAAGGTGTGGGGCGTTACGATCATGACACTCCATTGACCGTCCCAACTGCACCCTACGCCTTGTAAGGAGAAATCACATGGCTAATATTCTTTTCGCATCCAACAACGTGGCTCATTTTCCCGGTGCATCAACAGGAGCGGACAACACCCGCTTCGATGCAGCTCGTGTGCCATATTCCATTCGCTTGACCAACTATCAGCAAGTGTCTTCTCCGGTTTTCCAGCAAACAACTGGTGATGACACATGGTTCCACTTCCGGACCCACTGGTACAATGTCAAGTACAACTTCACAGGTACATGGTTCACAGCATTCGATGCTGCCAATAACACTCTGTTCACAATCCAGAAACGGAATGCGACCTACTCGTCTGACCCCCGTCTGATCCTGTATGATGGTTCGACTTCGTTAACCGATGATGGTTCATTGGCTTTGCCTGACGATCTGATCTCATCCATTGACATCCGTTTCCGTCAGACCTCTCTCGTCATTGAATGTGACATGTATGTGAACGGTGGCCTGTCTTGTTCGTTGGCATTCGCCAGCAACCCCAATGGTCGGGGACATCCGGTTCGTTTCCAACTGGGTGCCGGTATCGTGGACAACTTGACTGACTCGCAAGACTTCTCTGAGATCTTGGTTGCAGATGCTGACACACGGAACGCACGTCTTGACTTGCTCCGTCCACAAGCAGCCGGTGCTTATGAACAGTGGGATGGTCAATTGGCAACTCTTGCCGACGATGACTCGACCTCTGGAATGACCACCATTGATGCGGATCAGCGTCAGACAATGACCATGACCCCGTATGGAGGTGCTCCCAACATTTCCAACGTGGTTGCAGTCTCGACAACGACCCGTGGCCAAAACTCACCCACCCAGTTGCAACATACTGTTCGTCTTTCGGGTGTCGATTATGATGGCGTTGCTCATGATGTTGATTTCGCTCTCGAATATCACATCACCGACTTCAAAATTAACCCAGCAACTTCGCTCGCATGGGACGAAACTGATGTTGCGGCAGTTGAAGTTGGGTTCGTTTCTCGTGCATAATGTCAGGGAGCAGTTTGCTCCTTGAAAGGACGGTGAACTTATCTCGGATCTCCCCCGGCTTCGGCTGGGGGTTTTCTGTTTCAGGGGGACGCGAAGCTAGTCCGCGAATTTTTAGTCTTTAGTCTTATTATAGTTATGACTCTTTTTTCTTTGGATTTTTCAAACCAAAGGAAGAAACTCATGATCCGACATCCAATGCTGAAGGCTTGGGCGGCCACGTTCGTCCGACGCTGGCACACTCAACCTCTTCTCTGTGACTCCCATGACCCGATTGGGGGCCACCAAGCTCGCTGCACGCACATGCTGCTCCTCTTCTGGCCTGACAGCACCCGTGACGCCATCATCGACTGTGTGATCCACGATCAGGGCGAGATCGCCTCTGGTGACATGGCTCGGCCTGCCAAACAGATGTTCCCTGACCTCCGGGACATGATGAGCAAGGTCGAAGGCCAAGAGATCCGTGATCAAGGCTGGAAACCCGGCCCCATCAACGGCATCGAACTCAAACGCCGGAAGTTCGTCGATCTATTCGACTCATACCTCTGGATGCTCCGTCATCGCCCCTCCATGCAACGAAAGACAGAATGGGTTGAACAGAAAGACCTTCTGGACAACTGGGCCACTGAGCTGGGTGTGACAGACATGTTCCGTCATTACCTCGCAGCAGCCGAACGCTACTTCGATTAAGCTGTCTCCTTTGGTTTCGGGGGTGTCACGGGTTGTGACCTGATCCGGTGGGTTCGACTCCCATCACCTCCACCATGAAATTAGGGAGGATCTTCTGCATTTTTACTCTCCAGTGGAAAATCCTCCCAATTACGGTACAGCGTAAAGAACATCATCGTGGTATATGTGCATCTGACAGAACAAATGTCCTGTTTCCCAGACTTGACAGCCTCGGTCTAAAATCCGTACTACGAAGCAGGTCTCGCCGGGACCAAGGGGCCTTCGCTGGGTGAAATCCGTTACCACAAGAGTGATAACCATTGCCGCGTTCGCTCTCCCCAGTTGCCAGCCAGAATTCAAAACTCCTCCGGATTATCGACGAACCTTTCCCCGGAAAGGTGAGGAGCTATGGTCTGTATATCATAAACCTCAATTATGGTCCCCGGATCATCGAGTGCGAAAGCGTGAATTGAGATCGAAGATATGAACCAAAGAAGACAAACGCAGTTTGTCTGATGCAGGTGAATATCTGAGATCGAAATTAGCGGTTTTGTGCGAGCCATTTAACCGGAACTCAGAGATAGCCTAACCCTGTTACTCTGCACCTGAGTTCGCTTTAGGGCCGATCTTAAAAATCTCAAATTTTCATATCCCGATTTTTCATAACACACGATGGGGGTAGGTTGATCTGTACACTCACCTCACACATCGACCCCACCCCCCCCCATCTTCTTTTTTACACTCTTCATGGCCCCCCTATTTACACTGGAGTTCACACTCTGGCCTTACACACACATTCGCTTCGCTCCTTGTGGATCTCATCAACCAACTCACAGGAGTACACACCATGTCCATCTTTACATCCACCTCGGCAGCCGTCTGCTCAGTCCTCGACACTGTTACCGACATCGGCACAGCTACAGGAAAAACCGTCTCTATGGCGACTACATACGTAGACAATCGTGCTACCTCTCAGCAACTCACTGACAAACAACACGTCATGCTTCGCACAGCTAAATCCCTCCGCATCGTGCAAGAAGAACTGAAAGAAGACGAGGAACTAACCGCTCTCTTCAATCAGCTCAAAGACGAGTTCAAGTAACTCAACCATCTCACCCTCACACCAGAGGGTGGGACACCTTCTTTTCTGGATAGACAAACCCTGTCTGACAGACCTGAACTTAACCTAAACTCTGGAGACCTCCTCTTATGCAAACCTCTTTAGCATCTGGAGTCGTAGGCACCTCTCACTTCCATATGTATTTCTACGGTCACCACATTCATCTCGTATGGGACAATGACTGGTCATCTATGATCTCACGTCCTGTTCACGCTGGTGATGATCCACAGGATACTGCAATGCAATGGAAAGAGGAGATTTGCTACTGACAAACCAAGGAAGAACAAAATCTCATGAACAATTCACCATTCCCCGAACTCAAAACACAGGAAGAAATCAACGATGAAAGTCTGCGTCCATTGGTACAGTTCATACGACTGTGCCACCAATTCTGCTCACGTCTGGGCATCTGCAAATCCATTTGAGATGTTCTGGATAGGAACCATCGGACTGATGCTACTGTGTTGGAAATTCACCAAATCATAGGCAGGTAAACCCTGCTTTTCTGGCGTTGCAGTCGCTTCGCTCCTTTTGGTATCTGACCAGACCGTCAGAACCTTAACCCTATGGCAATCATGCCAAATCAATCATGATGAAGGAGAAATTATCATGGCTTTTACTCTCGCAACTAACAACGGCAAACGCACAGCAACAGCTTCGAAGTCTTCGACTCGTGAAGAGTCCGAATTCGATGGTCTGTGGATCAACGTTGGCGTCATATCTGCTGTCGAAGGCGCTGAAGATGGCGAAACCAAGTTCGTCCGTCTGCCTCGTGGCATTGCCGTTTCTGATCTCGCTGACCACAAGGTCTATGCGAACACCAACCCTGACTGGGCTGAAGAAGCAACTCTGGCCAACGGCATCATGGATGTGATCCGTCAAGCTGGTCTTGAACTGGAAGAAGGCGAGTCGATCCCGCTGCAACTTCACGTTCAACTGTATAAGCGTCAGGAACAAGTCGAGCAAGCACCTGCTGCTGCCGACACTGCTGACCTGCGTGCGTCCATCATCGGCTAACTCAGCCTGAGATCCACTGTATCGTAACGAATGACTAAACCCTGACTTCCCAACTTTGAACCTCCCTCAAAGTTGGTGAAGTTGGGGTTTATTTTTTAATCAGATAGACCAACAGATGGACTCTTCGGCTCGCTTCGCTCTTGCCGGTTTCTCGTCAACTTCCAAGTTGATGACTGAAACGTGAAAGTTCAACTCAACCTGCCAAGTGACTATAGAGCACTGGCATCCTAACTGGGGTACAAAACCATGGTAAAACTGGCTGAAAATACGCTGGAAACTGTCCAAAACAGCTTCCCAAAGATCATCAAGATCGCTCTGAACATCGCCTATTCAAACGGCATGATCAACCGATCAGAGCCAGAGGTAGAATACCTCACACGCATTGCTGACATCATCGCAAAGCGTCCTCTCATCAAGGTCATCCAACTGGAGGTAGACCTCCAAAACACGACTGATGAACAGCTCATGACCATCGCTGATGGTGAACATGAAGAAGCCCAAGCTCTGCTTGCTCAGCATTGCAAAGAGATCGGCTTCGCAAACGTACTGTTCGACGAATTCTTTGAAGGAGAATGATATGTGGGGATTAATGCAAGAAGAAGAGTGGAAACGTAAATTCTACTCCAAGCTAGATGATGTAAGAAAGATCCCATTTTCATTTGTGACTGGTCCCGGAAGATCTGGGGCAGTCGCATCTGTCTACGCATCTCATTACCTTGGGATCCCCTTCAAACCACACAAAGCAGGAAACTACGACTCAGACAATTCAGTGCTGATCGTAGATACTGTTGAGTATACAGGCAAAACGCTTCGCAAAGCTGCTGCTTGGTACGAGAAACGTGGTCTGATTGCCTTAACAACCTTCGCGGTCAAAGAGACTCGCGGTCACTACTACAAGATGTGGTACGAAAACTTCTAAGGAGAATGAACCAATGACATCAATGATCGACACACAGAAAGGCTTGGAAGAGCTGTTCTCACAAAACCAACTGCTCGACGTTCTGCGTGACCAGTTCTCACCTCTAACCGAAAACCCATTCATGCTTGATGTCGTGGTACAAATCTATCTGCACAAGCAGGCAGATGTGCCAACGATGGTCGGACTGTTCTCGCCAAAATGGGGAGAGCCACAGGACGTTGCTGACATGCTGTTCGAAGCTGTCGAAGAAGACATGCTGGACTTCGATATGGAAACCGAAAGGTTCTCCCTGAAGTATGGCATCTCCGGCGATGTTGAAGACATGCTGGCACGCTACCAGTTCCCACTTCCCATGATCGTTCAACCTCTTGAGGTGACCAAGAACACCATGGGATCAGGGTACTACGACACAAAAGGCAGCATCGTGCTGAACTCGTCTGAGATCTTCAAAGAAGAAGACGTGTGTCTGGACCATATCAACCGGGCAAACTCTGTCTGCCTCACGTTGAACATGGATGTGGTAGCATCTGCTGAAGGCAACATGATCATTCCACAGAGAAAGATCGGTGAAGGCTTCGAAGACTTCCGGAAACGGAAAAAACAGGCTGCCACATTCTATGAGACCTCGCTCGACGTGATGAAGAACCTGATGTCCTTGGGCAACAAGTTCTGGCTGACACACAAGTATGACCGTCGTGGACGGACATATGCTGTCGGTTATCACGTCAACTCTCAAGGCACAGACTACAACAAAGCTGTGCTTGAACTGTCTAGGAAAGAGGTCATCAAATGATCTTCTACAAACGTCAACTGATGGATTACAGCGACCAGCCTGATCCACGCAAACAAACTGAGTTCGCCCAGAAAGTTCTAATCTGGGGTGCTCAGTTCAGAGGAGAAATCTGATGATCTGCATAAGTCTTGGACACATGAAACAGTTCTGTATCGACGGCAACGGAGATATGAACATCACCGATGATACCGACCCAAACAACAAAGTCACGATCAACTTAGGTCGTGCTGCTGAGTTTAGGTTGGATGCCATCATCACAAATATGAACCGCTTACGCCATCATTGTGTGGAGGATCCAGATGATAACGGGTGAAGACATCGAACGCTTCCGTCAGATGGAAGAAGATGCTCCAAAGAAACTACTCGTCATTGACACACAGCAGTTCTTTGAGATCGAAATCCCTGCCGACATTGACCCAGAAGAGTTTTTAGACTCTGATGAGTGTCGGCAGATCTGTGCTGATCGGATCCTTGATCAGACAACTGACCTCAACATAGATCGTGTCGTAAGGAGACCATAATCTCAGAAAATCCTCATGATCCTTGGCCTTCACCATCCAAACCCAAAGGAGAAACCAAATGTCAGACCAACAATTCAAAAGATGGGTACGTGAACGTATCATCGCTTGGATCGTAACGATCCTGCTGTTCATCGCCTTCATTACTTGGGCAACGACCACTGAAGCTCAAGAAACTGGACCAGTTAACGAAGGAAATTGGTCCGTGCCATACGATGCTCTCATCCTCTGTCCAATGTTAGTGACAGAAGTTGATGCAGATGTCTGTCTGTTCATTGAAGACGAATGGGGACCATATCCAACTGAAGAACGTTGTAACAAACGTCTCGATCAGATGGCTGAAGTCTTCCCCGGCATCGCCACAATGCAATCAGGCGTGCCTCATTGGTCACTGATCAGCAAACCATGTGCAATCGCAGGTGTAGATGCATGATCGACAATGCCATTGACGACCGTAAGCATCTCGGCTGGGACATTACCAAATACAATGCCATAGCTGAGATGCTGAACGAAAACTGCTTCCAAAACAAGCAGGGTGACTGGTGCTCTATCAAGAAAGCCAAAACCAAAAAGCTCAAAAATATCAGAGCCTTAATCAAGAAAGATGCACACCTCAGTGCTTCTCTCATCATGCGTGAGTATATCCGTCGCCTCGACTATGAGATACGGAAACGCAACCGATGACACTTCCCAAGTTGGCTCAACGATACGGGACCGGCATGGGAGTGACCATCACTGAAGACGACCTCGAACAAGATGAGACTGGGGACTGGGTTCACAAAACACCTGTGAAGCCTGAACCCTTTCATGCTGATGATGCTCTCAAGAACAGAGTGCATCGTAAGGTATGGAGAACAAAGGATAAAAGAGAGATCCCCATCGCTGAGATGGAGACTGTCCACATCCTCAGAACTCTCAACATCTTGAAGACCAATGCTCCGAAGGATCACCCAGTGACCATCGAGTACACACGGTTGTTCAAGGCTGAGCTTCACTCCCGTGACCCAAATGCTTTCTAATCGCCAATAGTACCTGTTTGAGAGGGACGCTCAAGCGATGATCAGCACATTGGTTCCCAAATACGCAAAGGCTGCTTCCGTCAAGAAAGACGGTGACGGCTACTGGCTCAACGTGAGCTGGAACTGTGGCATCACAGCTCCGTTAACCATCCAAGAAACATACCAAGCATTAGGAGAGTAACATGCTTAAAGTACAACAATTTCAGAACCTTACAGGCACCGAGTATCTGATGGCTGACATCGCATGTATGCACGACAAAGCATACGAGAAGAAAGGCTGGGCTGAGCGTCTGGCTCACTTCCAGTCCATCGACTTCACCAACCCGAAGTCATTCAAGAACGCATCCAACCCTATCGGATTGCGTGCTGCCATGGTTGCTCTGAACAACACCATGCACAAGAAGGCATCAGGCTATCTCATCAGCTTGGACGCATCCTCATCCGGTATGCAACTGCTGAGCCTGTTGGTTTCATGTCCGACGAGCTGGAAGCTCTGTGGTGGAGACGAGACCATCCTCGACTCATACACCCACATCTACAGCTCAATGGACACAGGCATCACTCTTGACCGGAAAGAGGTCAAGAACTCCATCATGACAGCACTGTATGGCTCAACTGCCACACCCAAAGCTGTCTTCGGTGACGACATCGAAGTGTTCTATGAAACCATGGAACTCATGGCACCCGGTGCTTGGGATCTTAACCTTGGCTTGCAAGAGCTGTGGGACGAGATCGACGGAACCACATACGACTGGCAGATGCCTGACAACTTCTACGCCTGCATCGAAACCAATGACAAAGAGGTGATCCCATTCACCTTCTTGGACAAAGAGTTTCAGGTGGTTCAGAAGGTCAACGAACGTCCACGCTTTCACAAGGGTCTTGGCCCGAACCTCATCCACTCTGTGGACGGTATGGTGGTGCGTGAGATGTATCGTCGCTGTCAGTTCGATGAGAAGGTCACCACACGTGTGATGAACCTGATCGTTGACGAGGTAGAAGGTGGTACTGATGGCCGCTCTGCTGAGATGGTTGAGACATTGTGGCAACACTATGAACAGTCTGGCTTCCTGTCAGTCCGTATCCTCGACTATCTGTTCGAAGACACCATCGGACTGGTTGACCCTATGGTCATCGCCAAACTGATCCAGACAATGCCTGAGAAGAGCTTTGATCTGGTCACGGTTCATGACTGCTTCCGTTGTCACCCGAACTACGGCAATGACCTGCGTCGCCAGTACAACACGATCTTGGCAGACATCAATGACTCGATGATCCTACCATACATCTGTGCTCAGGTGTCTCGGAAACCAATCAAGGCACGTAAAGTGGGCGTAATCCCTCGTGATGTGATCTTGAACGGCAACTACCTTCTGTCGTAAAGAAAACCCCAGCTTCCCAATCAAGGGAGGCTGGGGATTCTTTTTTGACCAATCCCACAAGGACGAGGAAAGCATCATGACCAAGCACCCTGAGATCTACTACCTCTATGACGATAAAACAAGGATTGTTTATTGGACAGACAAAGAACCTGATCCAGAAAATATCAACTTCCCGGAACTGATCCTCCTCGGACAGTCTTCAAATCCGAACAAAAAGATGGCCATGGCCGTGTTCACTCACAAGCTCGATGATCCAACGAACTGGAGGCTCAGACCCTTGGATTGAGCTATCGCTCTTTTTCGGTTTTCTATCTAACTGAAGGAGAAATGTGATGACCGCCGAAATTCTGAAGCTCAAACCGACAGAGGTTTATGACTTCGTAACCGCAGCATTGACATGCAACCAAGTCCCTTACGTTGCTGGAGCACCTGCCATTGGCAAGTCCCAGATCGTGAAGCAGGTCGCCAACGATGCGAATGCGAAGATGATCGACCTACGGCTGTCTCAGATCTTGTCAGAAGATATGACCGGACTGCCTGAACGCGACGTTGAACGTGGCAAAGCAGTCTACCTGCCGTTCGAAACCTTCCCCTTGGAAGGTGATCCGATCCCTGACGGCTATAGTGGCTGGCTCTTGTTCCTTGATGAACTCTCCTCCGCATCGGAAGAAGTGCTGGCTGCTGCCTATTCTCTCATCCTCGACCGTGAAGTCGGCGGCAAGAAGCTGCATGAAAAATGTCTGGTCGTGGCTGCCGGTAACCGTGCATCGGACTCTGCGATTGCACGTGAACTGCCTGACACTCTGATCACTCGGATGCTTCCGATTGAAATGAAGATCAACACCAAAGATTGGCTGCTCTGGGCAACAGATGCTGCAACCAAAAGCCATGAAGCTGTTGTTGGTTTCATCCAGAAGAACTCCAACATGCTCTATGCCCCGAACAAGGCTGATGATCGTGCTGAGCTGGAGACATACCCAACACCTCGTGGCTGGGAAAAGGTCTTCGGTCACATGGCTTTCCATGACAAAGAAGTCGCTCGCAAGGCTGCCAACCGTAACAAAAATGGTACAGTCACTGTCGAAGACTCTGCTGGACTGCCTCGTGAAGTGGATGCTCCACAGGGTGAACCAATCACAGAACTGGTATTCAACCTGATCGCTGCTGCGGTAGGCCCACAGGCTGCTCGTGCATTCCGTGAAGATTATGACGAAGCAATCAAGCTCCCATACCCATGGGAAGTGGCCACATCGCCCAGCTCGACACGCATCCCAACCTCTCACACAGCTAAAGCGAAGCTGATCTCTACCCTGTCCAAGCACTTCCTTGAGTCTGATCAGCAGGTACAGAACAGCCTGCTTCAGTACGTCAACCGGATCGGTGGCGAATACTCTGAACTGATGCTCAATCAGATCAAAGGTGGCCTTGGTTCCTCACCCTTGGACAAACGTCTGGTTGATCAAACAGCCAAACGTCTGAGCATTGACCCTCTCTTGGGGACAGCTCCGAAGGGAGGTGCCTCCGGAAACGACGAGGACATCCCCTTTTGATCTAAGACCTGAACTCTGGGCAAAGATCAAGAAGAACATGGCTCACGAGTCGTTGTCTGTGGAAGATAAACGCACCATTTTGAATGGTCACTTCCCTGTTCAGACAACGACTCACGCTGTCGATTACATCCATGATGCTCCTGCAAAATCCTTCAACGAAGGAGATTCAGTCATCGAGACCAGCTCTGGTCGGATGTACATCAAAGCAAAAGGTGAGCTTGTCTTGGTCAGTGAACCTACACCAGTGACTGGTGTACCACAATCATCTAACCCTCTGAAGGGAAAAGGAAAAAGCTATGGAAAGCACGTTGAAAATGGCTGGGGACAATACGTCAAACCAGTCTCAGACTGGAACGACCCAATCAACGACTGGGCAGACCCCTTCAACCCATAGCCTCAAATCCGCTGATGGTGAGCTTCGTCATTATGTCGAAGAGATGCTTCATCTCGACAAGCGTTTCATCGGCATGAGCAGCTACGTGATCAACATCAACTTCTACTGGTCCACTGAGATCCCGACAGCATGTGCTGGCCACGGCTTTATCTTCTTCAACCCAGAATTCTGGGACAAACTCAACGAGGAGAAGAAGAAAACCGTGGTCGCTCATGAAATCTGGCACCTCATTCTGAACCACTTGGACCGGATGGAAGGTCTCGACTCTGACATCCACAACCAAGCAGCAGATCATGTCATCAACAATGGTCTGTTGGAGGATGGTTTCGAGATCGGACCCGATGAAGACTTTGGAGGCATCAAACCTTGCTGCGATCCTCGATTCAAGAACATGTCCACGGAACAGGTGTACCGGATCATCCAACAAGAGAAGAAGGACGATCCTGACTCTCATGGTGGTGGAGAAGGTGCATCAGGCCCAACCAAAGACCAGATCGAAGACCTCATCCAAGAGGCCATCAACGGATCTGGTAAAGACCTTCAGCAAGTGGCTGATGAGAACGAAGAAGCCCGTGAACAGGCTGTTGGTCAGCCTAAAGATCTGGGCGGAACTGGAGTCGGCTCTGAAGCAGGTAACTTGGTTCGTGAGATCATCGCCACGTGTGTGCGTATGGTCAAAGATGCCTCATATGAGGAGATCTTCGAGAAGTACCTGATCGACCCTCTGAGCGGTGGTAAACGGACATTCATGCGTCCATCCCGTCGTCAGGCAAAGGGTGGTCTACGCCTGAAAGGGAAGTTCCCGAAGAAGGGCAAAACCAACAGACTGACACGTCTGGTTTATGCACTTGATGTCTCTGGTTCCATTTCACAAAACGATGCACGTATCTTCCTTGAGTCTGCTAAGACCTTGAAAGAACGTCTAAATCCTCGTGAAATGATTATCATGCTCTGGGACACTCGAATCGTATTCGAGAAGACCTTTGGCGAACATGATAACATCGGTCACATCAACATCCGTGCCGGTGGTGGCACATCCTTGGAGCCAGTCTACAAGCGAGTGAAGCAGATCAACCCTGAAGCACTCGTGATCTTCACTGATCTCTGTGTTGGTATTCCACCCAAACCTGAGTGGGAGACCATTTGGTTTGTTCCTGACCGGAACGTCCATCCCTATCACCTCAACCAAGTCACCTATGGTGACGTGTATGCAATCCCGGAGAAATAACCATGATCGTAAACGGACACTTGCTGCTCGACTCTGCTCCTATCAAGGACATGGAGACCAAAAAGCAAAAGTTCATGGGAACATCCTATGGACTGGCTGAAGCCGGATACGACATCCGGATCAAGCAAGACATTTGGTTGGCACCTGACAATCGCTTTAAGCTGGCTTCGGCCATCGAAGAGTTCCAGATGCCAACCGATCTCGTGGGCGTTGTCCATGACAAATCCACTTGGGCCAGACGTGGCCTCAGTGTGTTCAACACGGTCATCGAGCCGGGTTGGAAGGGGTTCCTTACTCTTGAGCTGGTTTACCATGGCTCAGAAGGGATCCACATCACAGCAGGACAAGGCATTGCCCAAGTCCTGTTCCATGAAATCCTTGAGACTGCTGCCTACGACGGTAAGTATCAGAACCAAGAGGACAAACCTGTGGAGGCTCGTTCATGACAGAACACAACACCACTGCAAGCGGAGCCATGCGTGCCAGCATTGGAACCAAGATCGACACAGATCTGGTGCCATATGAACTGGTCGTTGCTGCTGCCGTCGGACTCGGACTTGGAGAACACAAGTACGCAGCCCGGAACTTCGAGAAGGGACTGAGCTATCGCTCCCTGATCAACTCAATCGAACGCCACTGTAAAGCGTTGAAAGACGGCGAAGAGCTGGACAAGGATACTGGTATCCCTCACTACATGCTCATTGCCTCATCGACTGCGATGCTGGTTCACAACGTGATGCAAGAGGCCGTCATCGACGACCGTGCTCCCCCAAAAACACCCAAATACGGTGTGGATCAGTTGGCTGCCATTGGTCAGACTGAGTTGGATAAAGCCATCAAGTTCTGGGAAAGCAAACTGGGCGTCCCAGCTCCCTACACTCCCGGAGAACGTCAGGCAGTAGCCGAACGTCCTCTTGGCACGCTACGGGATGACAACACATGACCAAAATCTACACACATCCGGGACAACCCCAGATGCAGGTGGAAGTGATCTTGGCCTCTCAAGGGCCAAATCACAAACCAATCTACACCATTCGGATGCGATACCCTCGCCCGATCCATGGTGAGATCATGACCCACCGTGTGTTTGGTCGCAATGCTCGCTCATCTCGTGCTGTCCCTGTCCGGACAATGTTGCTGGAATGCACATCAATCCCGTACATTCCTTGGCATTGGGGCAAAAACCAACGTGGAATGCAGGCAGAAGAAGAGTGTAATGAACTCATCACTGTACCAACTGAAACTGGCGGATGCTTTGACGTTGATCGTGAAACTGCTTGGCTTCAAGCCCGTGACGCTGCTGTAGCAGTGGCTGAAGGCTTCATGAACGCTGGGTATCACAAACAGAACCCCAACCGTTTGTTGGAACCGTTCTCGTGGATCGACACCCTCATCACCTCGACAGACTGGGACAACTTCCTGTGGCTTCGTGATCACAAAGACGCTGAACCACACCTGCAAGACCTTGCTCGCTTGGTCAAACAGGCCATCGACGAAGCAGAAATTCAACCACTCCAGCCGGGTGAATGGCACATGTCGTACATCACCCCAATGGACATCCAGAACCTGATCATATGTCCAGACGAGGACACTGAGCGGGCTATTGATGAACTTGGTTGTGATGGTCAGGAACTCCTGAACATGGTTTCTGCTGCACGCTGTGCTCGCATCTCCTACAAACCATTCGACGGAAATGCTGCTTATCGTGCTGAATTCGACCGATACAACTTGCTCGTGACATCGGATCGGGTTCATGCATCACCGCTTGAACATCAGGCCACTCCTGATAAACATTCGGCTTTCGAGGTTTCACAGTTGATTAACACACCTGATGGTGCGGAAAATTCAGCTTTTGAAGTCGTTGAAGGATGGTGCAATCCGGAACTCCATGGCAACTTGGATGGTTATATCCAAGCCCGGAAACTGGTTCCGAATGAAGTTTATTCTTCAAACTGACAACATTATGGTCTAAGGGCTTCTCTTAGACCATAACACCGAGAGGAAAGCTCATGAGCAAATACTATGACCAGTGGGTGAAAGACGGAAAACCATCTTTCCGGAAATTCGCCAAGAAAGTCGGGGTTAATGAGTCCTCAGTTCGGAAATCCATCAACAAGCACATTGCACGATTAGAAACTCAAGAGGATGCAGAACAAGCAATCCTCGACGGGATGGAAGATCTCGGCTTTATTGGACACCCGGACTCAGGATGGGTGAAATCCCAAAAACCCGATAAGCACGGACGGACCTACTCCTTCCGATTTGACAACAAAAAAGATGCAGAAGATCAGCAGTCCAAGATGGACGCCATCGCTGCCAAGTTCACCGGAACATCCCCCGTCAAATTCAAAATTCCCAAAGAGACCGGGAACAAACGGGTCAAGAAAGCCTTCATTTCCATCTCAGATCTTCACTCTGGCTCCCTCGCATGGGGCAAAGAGACCGGCTACGGTGATTGGGATCTGGACATTGCCATGACACGTCTACGTGCTTGGCTCACGAAGCTCCTGAACCACGTCCGTGAAGAGAACGTCGATGAGATCATCCTGTTCTACAATGGCGACACTCTTCACACCAACGGCAAAGAACCAATGACCTCGACTGCTGGTTCCAGCCACATCCTCGACACCGACAGTCGCCACTTCAAAGTGGTGGACAACACAGGTGAAGAGATCATCTACACCACTGATATTGCTGCACAAATCGCTGATGTCCGACTGGTCATCAAGCGAGGCAACCATGATGGTGACAGCTATCTTGCACTCCTTCAGGGTGCGAAATGGCGATACCACAATCAGCCAAACGTTCACGTCGAAGTGGATCCCAATGACTATTGGGCGCACATCTTCGGGAAGGTTGCACTGTTTGGTCACCATGGTGATAAGGTCAAACCAGAACGCCTGATCATGCAATTCATGCAGCGGTATCGGAAAGAGATCGCAGATGTCGAACACGTCACAGTGTGGACAGGCGACAAGCATCACCGGAAACTTGAACAATTCCCCGGAGTTGTATGGGAACAGGCTTCCAACTGGTGTGAACCTGATCAATATGGTTCAGCCTACGGTGACACCGCTATGGCACAGGCCGTCATCTATGATGAGGTCGAAGGTGAACGGACACGTTTCACTGTCAAAGCGTCCCAAATCTTTGAAACCACATAAGGAAGATCTCCTATGACGAAAGCACGATTTGCAGTCGGTCAAACTGTCACTGCTGGGGAGGGAGACGAGAAAGTCTCCGTCCTCATCAAAGCCATCCACGCATCTCGCAAGGGTAACGTTTACGTGTGCGAAGGCCCTGACGGTAAGACCGCAGAAATCCCAGCCAATGAGCTGACAGCTATTGTGAAGACTCAGAAACCATCTCTGACCGGCACTCAAACGACATACCTGCTTCAAGGTTGTCCGGCTGAACAGATCACATCTCTGGCTGGGCGTGATTTCACTGACATCCGCGTTACGAGCAAATGGTATCTCGCCGTCGAAGAAGACGACGTGATCCCTTACTACACTTCTGTGAAGAGCGAAGACTTCGTTCCATCGGAAGAGACTTACCCTGAACGGGGTGAGCTGATCTGTAACGTGGTTGTGGTGGAAAAGACCCTGTATGCCACCTTCGATGAAGCAATTGCAGCATCGGAAGAGAACCACTTCGTTCTCGCAGGCAACAGCACAGGCGATCTGAAGACCCTGATCACAGACATCTACCCTGACACAGCTCTTGAGCGTGCAGAGAATGATGCTGACGATGGCTTCACAGTCCTGACACTACGCGTCGCGGAATAAAACGCCACTCACGGCATTAAGGACCTCTCTTCGGAGGGGGTCTTTTTTATTGACAAAATAGATAGATCTGGTCTTGGAGCTAGAAAGTTGGTACAGCATGGTAGACCAACATAAGGACAAGGCCCATGAGTGACGAATGTGAAGTCCCAGTCCTCGATTTCAAACGAGGCGACGACCTGAAACTGGACTTTACCGTCCAAGATACCAATACGACAGAAGCGATTGCTGCTTTTGCAGTCCTTACCACAGCTCAAGCAGCTCTGGTTGAGGCTCAAGAAGCCGATCCTGTTGTACCAGCCGACGTTACCGCTGCTGAAGCGGCTGTAACTGCTGCACAGGCAGCCTATGATGCTGAGATCCTCACTTCCATTGCTGGTTGGACGATACGTGCTCAGGTACGCCGGGGTGGTAAGCTCATTGATGATCTGGACATTCTGATCATCGACGAAGCAGCAGGATGTTTTGCAATCCAGAAAGATGATCTCCTCACAGCCAATTGGCCAGTGGCACAGCTCGAATGTGACATTGAATTCATCACTACTTCTGGAAAGAACTCATCTGAAACGTTCATCATCAACGTGAAACGGGATGTAACTCGCACATGAGCCATAAACCATACTCCCTCAACGTCCAATTGGGTCCACTGTTTACGCTGAAATGTGTCAACAACTCAGGCCCCAAAGGTGACAACAGCAAGTTCTCGCTGTCTCCATGCCCACCTTCTCAGGTGGTACAAATCGTTGTGGGTGCCAAAACCTCATCCTTGTTTGCAAACAATGGTGGAGGGGGTGCTGCTGGGACAAATGCTTATTCTGGTTCAACTATCACTGCATCAGCACCTCTTGCTGGAATGCGAGCAGTCACTGTGCTCGGCACATATTGCCAACCAAACTACGACAGCCTGTCCTCTTATGCAGGCGTCACCGTCAACTCCATGGCCCAAGGAGCTACAGGCTCCGTCATCAAAGAAGGTCTCCTTCAAGGTGGTGGACCATGGATCCCATCTGTACCTATTTACGTATACAACGATGGGGTGTTGACCCAATCGTTGAATTTGCCAGAGTGGCGACGTATAGGGTATGCCGTAACAGCATCTCAGGTCAATTTGGATCCTTTTCCGTTCCTAGAGCTGTCATCCGCCAACTGGTAAAGGAGAAAAAACCATGGCTGCTTTTCAAATCTTCAAAGAAACCGCCCTTCCGGGTACGTTGGTTGCAAACTCGATCTACCTGATCACGCACCCGACGAACACAGACTATCTGGAAGTCTATGTCACCAACAACGCTGGTACAGCTACTCGTCGCATCCCGACAGAAGCTGACATCCAAGCCCTTATCAACAGCTCTCTCAGTGCTCTGAATGCTGTTGACGTTGTGGCAGACATCGCAACTCGTGATGCTCTGACCCCTGCACAGGGTGACCAAGCCTTCGTCATCGACGCAACAGGCGATCCTACCGTGGACTCCGGTGGTGCAACGTACATCTACGACGGCACTGCATGGGTGAAAATCAGCGAAGCTGAGTCCATGGACGTGGCTCTGGACTGGAACAACATCATCAACGGCCCGACCTCTTCGGCTGGTGCCATTGATGCTGCGGTTGCAAACAGCCACACACACGCCAACAAGACCGAACTGGACAAAATCGACGAAGACGTTGATGGCGATCCAACCTACGACGGACGGAATATCGTTCTTCGTGGCGGTCCTCCTGCGTGGTAAGGAGCTAAGTCATGGCTGCAACTCAAATCACAAAGACAGTTTCTGTCCTACCTGCGACGTTGCAGCCTGACACCCTTTATCTGGTGCGTACAGGCTCCGGTTTTGACATCTTCATGACTGACTTAACCGGGGCCGTCGCCTTTCAATCCAACAACCCCGGAGGAGGTGGACCTCCTCAGTGGACAACAGAGAATTGGTAAACCATGCCTGATGACGTAACCTTTCACAAAGCCGCTGCTCCCGTTGAAACTCCGGGTGCAATTACCTTTGTCCGTTCACCTGAACAGGACCATGTGACGGCTCACGTGGCTGGAACCAATGGAACAACTCTACCATTCTTTGGGAGCAATGTGATCTTTCTGGGCAACGGGGTACAACTTCCCGACCCACCCGCACTATCGACCATGTATGTCAGTTTATCTGGCAAAATGATCTACTATGTTGGAGCAGACGGAATGGTCATGCTCCTCCCAATCTCGGAGGGCAGTATCTTGGCCAAACTTTATTACGAAGAAGAGAAAGACCCAGTATCTGCAACGGGTACGGGCAACAACACCATGGTGGAGATGACCGAAACATTCGATCCCGGTATCTACCTGATCGACGTAACGTATGGCTGGACGGCTGACTCCACAGGATCTGACTTCATTACAGAAGTCCTCGTTGATGGTTCACCTGCCTGTCAGCTTCACCAGCAGGAACCACAGGATGCTGCCGGTTCAGTTGCGTGGACAAACACAAACCAGCTCCAAACAGGGATCAAACGGTTCACTGTTGATTTCACTGATGGAGCTTCACACACAATTACTGTCCAGTTCCGAGCATCAGGAGCAATCCCTGTCTCAATGTTCGATACTACCATTCTGGCATGGAACCTGACGGAGCTTGCACAATGACCAAAATCATGAAATTGAATACTGCTGAGATGGTCGGGGCTGCCAATGTCGGTCCTGTCATTTCTCACATCTCCGGCCTTCCTGAAGTGATAGGTATTACTTGCCGTGGTTTGGAAGTCACAATCACATTCGCTGAAGAGCTGGATGCGATCCAGCAAACCACTGTAAAAGCAATGGAACTGACGCTTCCTCTGAATGCTCGGATCATTCGTTATTCAAAAGTGGCCTCTGAAGACTGTGGAAAAGCTATCACAGCCGGTCTCTGGTCTGATGTCACTGGAACCAACATGTTCTATAACTCTGACGTTGAAACTCAACTCAACTTGGTTGGAGCTGTGGTCTCTCAGACTGACACCTATTGGCACGCTCGTGAGTATATTGGTGGGGAGAAAATCCCTGTCCTGCATACCCCAATGCAGTTGATCGGGCTGGGTCAAGCTATCAAGACGTGGAAGGAAGAACGCATTTACGTCTTCCAATATTTTCGAACTCAGCTACAAGCATGTACGACAACCGCCCAATGTGATGCCCTGTTCCAAACATGGGATGCTATGGCTGCACCAATTTACCCAACGGAGTAAGCCATCATGGACAAGTATCAAAGCCCGAACCTGTATCAGCCTACATCAACCCGCCTTGCTTTTTACAAAGCCAAAGGAACGTGGGTTGATCGCCTCATTCGATGGGGCAGCTCATCCAAATACTCTCACGTTGAGCTGATCGGGCCTGATGGTCTGGGCTGGTCTGCATCACCTCGTGACGGGAAAGTCCGGAAAGTGAAGATCGACTTTGACTCCGGAAACTGGGATGTCATTGATCTGCCTTGGAAAAACCTTGATGTCGTCGCTGATCGTATCAACGATGAGATGGGCAAAAAGTACGACTGGATAGGCGTCATCTCCAACCATGTCATTCGTTTGGTTCGACCCAACAAAGGCAAATGGTTCTGTTCAGAAATATGTGCTCATGGTCTCGGACTGGACAACCCTCACACCTTCTCACCCGGCAGTCTTGCCGACACGGTTCGTTATATGACGACCTATGTGAACAAGCTGAAGGGAGATACTGATGGGTCTTAATATGACACGTGAGCTGGGACCACAGTTCATCATCACCAACAAATCTGATCAATTGACCCTCCAAGTGGGGGTTAAAAGCTCGTCTCTATTCCAAACTGGAGGGACTGGTGGTGGTACAACTGTTACAGTCTCCTCTGACGGTGTGGAAATCACAGCCGCTGAACCATTGGGAGCATATCGTGCTGTCACCCATGGTGGCCTGTACTGTGACTCCACCGTCGAAGATCTCTCTGCTTATGCAGGGGTTACCACTGTCGCTCTGGCAACGGGTGCAACAGGGACTGTGGTTCGTACTGGGTTGGTCTCTGACACCCTGTGGACATGGACACCAAATCAGGCTGTCTTTATCTCCACAGACGGGGTATTGACTCAGACACCGCCTGCTCTACCGCTTCGGCGGATAGGCTGGGCAATCTCTGCAACCCAAATCAATCTCGATCCCTTCCCAATCATCGTAGGAGAATAATCATGGCTGGTGAAAAATTTCTGAAACACGACGCAAACGGTAACCTTCAAGAAATCGTTTCCGTTCAAGTAGGTGGTGCTCCCAATGCGGAAAAACTGCCTTCCCTCGACGCCGCAGGCCGTCTGGACATCACAATGATGCCAACTGGTCTGGGCAGCGATACTGCTGTTCTCCCATGTCTGGGCGATCTGGCAGCCGGTGACTTTGTGAACGTCTTCGACAACGGCGGTGCATTCACCGTTCGTAAAGCTGACGCTTCATCTGTTGCCACTGCTGCTCATGGCTTCGTCCTTGATGCTGTCCTCGACGGTGGCAACGCAACTGTCTACTTCGAAGGTACAAACACGGCTGTTCTGGGCATGTCGCCCGGTAGCGTCTATCTGTCCACGACTGCTGGTGTCGGCGCAAACGCTGCTCCAACTGGTTCTGGCCAGATTGTTCAAAAGATTGGCATTGCTGTTGCAGTCGATCAGATGAACTTCGAAGCCGCCAACCCAATCATCTTGGCGTAAACCAATGCCAGATCGTCGTCCTCTTGTTCTTATAAACGGCAGTCTCTACGTTCTGCCTGTGGGCGACGATCTGGTCACCCACCGTCCTATCGTGCTTGATGGCGGTGAATTGAAACAGCTCGATGCTGTTGAAAATCCCAGAGACCATCCAGTTCTTGTCTACATCGACGAAGAGTCAGGTGTGTCTCAGTGGAACGGGTTCGACATCCTCATTGGAGTAGTCAATCCAACAGACTTCAATGTCCACGACATTCAAACCAACATGATTGCAGGCATCCCAACAGGACATCTCGCTTGTTCTGAGATGCAGCTTCACATTGTGCTTGGTCCTGCAACCGGACAAATATCTATGTCCGATTTATCATCTAACGTCACTTTGGGTCCTTCTTCTGGTCAGATAAGCGTTGTAAACCTTGAAACAGCCACGATCCCCGGTGTACATCCTCTGGTAACCTCGGTGTCAAATATCGTTGGCAACGTCATTTTGGAGTCCTAACTATGGCAGTACTTTATGCATCGAACAGCCTCATTCATTTTGGTGGATCTCCTACCAGCGATGGTAATGCATCGAACTTTGATACCTCAAAATATGATTATGCGATCATCATCAATGATGACACGACCTTGGCACAACAGTTCCCACATGACGAAAGCTCGACTGACATCACGGTTTACCAGTGGGATTACAAAGTTCCGATCAACTCTGGTTCCAGTGAAGACGGCTACTTCATGGATTGGCGAGATACTGGTGGTAATTTGGTCAGTCGTATTGACGTGCTCAACGGTACATTTGCCATTAAGGCATATGGAAACTCAGTAGTTACAGATAGTTACAGCTCTTTCATCAGTGCTGCTTCCATCAACAAAATGAAAGTGACTCTCACTGTCACGGCGACAGATGTCACGGCTTCTTTGGTGATCAATGGTGCTTTTATTACCTCAGCAACAGTCTCAAACACCAACGGAAACGTTGGTAAACCTGTCACAATGAACTTCGCATATATCGACAGTATCAATGGTGGTCCGGGATATGCTTCTGGGATCCTCGTGACTGAAGAGGACATCGGCAATCTCGGTTTTGTAAAGCTGAAAGCAGCATCCATTGGCACTGATGCTGATCTTGTTGGGACGGTAGCAAACGTCTCTGATGACAATCTGCTGACTGGTGTAATCGCTGATGCAACCAACGAGAAGATCTCCTTCAATATGGAGACATTCTCTGGAGCCAACCTGATCAAATCCTATGTAACATCTGCTGTCTTGTCGGCAGGTGAGAGTGCTCCTTCGAACTATCGGTTCTATCTCCTGATCGGAGGTGTTCAATATCCTGGAGCAACTCAGTCGATCAACTCGAACACCACTCAGTTCGTGCGTGAAGAGTGGACCACTGATCCTTCAGATGGACTTCCTTGGACTGAAGCGAAGATCAACGCAGCTCAAGTTGGTATCGAGGTTCTGTAATGGCTCTACCCGTTTCTCCTATCAAGAAGATCACCAAACTGGACCGTATCAGTCCCCATAATCTGTACCGTGCAGTTGATTTTCAGGGAGAGAGACCTCGTTACCTACATCTCTCCGGCCTCTCGATCACCGAAGACAAGAATTACTCGTGGATGGGTACAAAGAAGCAGTTCAATGCGATCTGTGCTCTCCACGAATGGGACGGTTTCAGTCTCGTTTCTGTATCCAAATTCCAATAGCTCTTCTTTTTTGGTTTCGAACCAAGAAGAAAGGAAACCTCAATATGCAGTCGTTTATCGAACTGATCCATGCTGATATCTTCAAAGCTCAGCGTGATTTCATGCGCCTCATGGAAGCCCCACGGGACTTTGTATGGTGGGCTGATACCCTCATCACCGAGGAGACCAAAGAACTGGTCAAAGCTCACGAAGAAAATGAAGGGATGGAACAGGTGTTCAAGGAACTGGCTGACGTGATCTACGTCGTCTGTGGCTTTTACAACTCCATGCCGACCTTCCCGCATGAGCTGGTGGACGAGGCAACCAACAAACGGATCCAAACGATCCTCAACGAAGCATGGACTGCTGTCTGTGTCGTCGGTGAGGCGTATCAGATCCCTGTGAACATCATGGGCGAAGCATTTGCTGCTGTCCACGTCTCCAATCTCTCCAAACTGGACGAGAATGGTGTTCCTATCCGTCGCGAAGATGGTAAGATCCTCAAGGGTCCAAACTATCAAGCCCCGGACATGGCCCCAATTGTTACCAATTGGAAAGCCTTTGTTGAAAACCTCAAAGCACAGGAAACCGAAAGTGATGCTGAAACAACTGACTGATCAGAATTTTCACGACGAAGTTCGTGAACACTACGGACCGGTGGTCATCCTCTTCTCCGGAAGCTGGTGTGGCCCCTGCCAAGCCTTCAAACCAATCGTCGAAGACATGTCTCAGAACATGGCAGACGTGAAGTTCATGGTGGCTGACATCGAAGAAGCGAGCCAGATAGCACAGGAGCTGAGCATACGTGCAGTCCCGTCACTGGCCGTCTTTACCGGTGGCATGATCCAAGAGGTCTTCTCTGGAACCATGTCGAAATCTGATCTTCGGATGTGGATACAAGACGCGATCTAACTTCCTGACTACATTGACGAAATTGGAACCCTGCTGACTTAGGTTGGCAGGGTTTCTTTTTTGGTTTCTGGCAATAACGCCGTAACAATGATGGAGTAACCCATGCAAGTACCCGGAACACGTAAGACAGTGAATGGTATCATGTCTGCTTTTACAAAGACCATCGCAAGCCTCGATATGGTCGCTGACCAAAACGAGGCCGATGTTGTTGCTCTGAAAGAGCAGCAGGTGGAAATCGACCGCCAAATCACAACGGCAGGCTCTGAAGCCTCCCGTGCTCGTCAGATCGCGTCTTCTCTGAAAGACCTGATCGGAACCGAATAACTCAACCCAAGAAGGAGACCAGACCGATGCAAGTCATGCAAGGTGCTGAATTCAAACAAGCTCAGGTTGTCATCGGCCAGCAAACGAAAACAAAGGGGTTCTCAGTCTCTGATGATCCTATGCTCATGAGCATCTTGTCCACTGGTCTCTACCAGAACCCCCTGAAAAGCATGATCCAAGAAGCTGTCTTCAATGCGTGGGATGCTCACAAAGCAGCCGGTCGCACAGACAAGCCAATTGAGATTGTCTTCACCGACGATAACCAACTGATCATTTCGGACTACGGATATGGCATCGACCCCGATGACATGTACGAGATTTATTGTGTCTATGGTGCATCGACAAAGCGTGATGACAACGATCAGACAGGGGGTTTTGGGCTTGGTTGTAAGGCACCCTTTGCCTATACCGACTCATTCCGTGTAACCTCTTCCCACAATGGGAAGCGTCACCTGTATCTTGTCAGTCGTGCCAACGATGACAATGATGGGAAACCCGGCATCACCGAGCTGGTAGGCGATCTTGATTGCCTCGACTCAGGTCTGGTGGTCTCCATTCCCTTAAAGGACGAACGTGATGCTGTTAAAGCATACGAGATCCTCAAAAACAAAATCTTCCCCTACTCCGGTATCAACTGGAAACTGACCTTCAAAGAACACGATGAAGAGGCAGAACAGGAAGCTGAACTGGCCCCCGGCGAGTTCGTTCTTGGTCCCGGTCGCATGAACATGCACGAGGGCCTGACAGCTCAGTATGGTGGCGTTGCTTACAACGTCCCCTACGACGATGAGTGTGGCTACCGAGAGGAATACAACTTCCTCTGCAACACCATTGGTGCTGTTGGTTCTGTACGTGCAGGCTTCGCCTCTGGCACCCTGACACCTCTTCCTTCACGGGAGGGCCTAAACCTCTCTGAAACGACTGTCATCAATCTGCGTGACCAAATCCAAGCTGTGATCAACGAACTCAACGTTCTGATCCATCCAATGATGAAGCTGGCCATCGACTGGGTTGCTCACTGTGTGGGCGACACTGACGCTGAACTGTACGACTCAGAAGGTAACTACTCTCACCATCGTGGAACACCCTTCAGCAATTTCTGCCAAGCAGGGATCACGAAGAACTTCTCTGATGTCATCACTGGTGAGCAGAAGCGTATGTTCATCGACCAACCCATTGATCCTGATCAAAATGCCGAACTCGTTGAGCGTCTGCGTATGGTCATCATGGATCACACCAAAAAGATGATCAAAGTAGTTGGTATTGACTGGTTCCTCAAGCGTCGTGCTGTTGCATGGTCAGTCCAGAATGGACATGATCGTGAACGATTCGACATCTTGTTGCGTGAAAGCCAACGTCACAGCAGTTGTATTCTGAGCGAGCGCCTCAATCAACGAACCATCGAGAAGACAATCAACGCATTGCTTCAGGTGTCTCGATTGGTAGGCATCAAACCTCACCTCCGGACTCGTATCCGGGGAGAGAATGCCTCTTCACGTTTCACCCCGGTGGCCGAAGAGACATCACCCAACTCCTACAGCCGTTCAATCAAGTACGAGGAGATGAAGAAGGCTGGCAAGCATTTACCAACTGAACGCATCAAACTCCACACCTTACGTGCATCTCAGGGCAGTCGGAGTGCTCCGAAGAGCTTGGACCCAAACGTGATTGTTCTGGCTCACACGATCAAAGACGCGAACTATGCAGATGAAGCGGAGACTTCCTACAACTCCAATCGTCGCAAAACTCCCATCTTTGTGGTCGGAACCAGTGTGGCAAAAATGACAAAGGCTCAGGAATTCCTACAAGCTGAAGGCTATGAGGTGCTGGTTGCTCCCAAATATGTGGAGCCTCAGTACACCATCGAAAATCCAAATCCTTCGGTCCCTGTGTTCGAAGGGTGGCCTCGTCTGGATCCTCATGCTCAAGGTTTTGCCTGCGAATATGAGACACACAAAGAGCCAACGATGTACATCTTGTACTCGAAGACTCGGTTCAAAGAAGAAAACGATTACTACTATCGTCGTTCAAAGGATCGTCTCGATCACAATGCTGTTTATTCGATTAAACGGTTCTTCTCTGATGATCGTATTGTAGTCATCAACCACCCCAACAAGGTACGTGCTGTCAAGAAGCTGGGCATCCAGTCACTTGGCGAACGTGTCGATGAGATGGTTCGGAAGATGTTCTCTGATGCTTCGTTCATCGGCAAACTGTCGATGCACCAATATGCTGAAGAAAACGGCAATGTCCCGGATGGACTGCTACAAATCCCTGAGTTCTCAAAGCTCTTGGGTCTACCATACATCCGGACTCGTGAACTGATCAAATTCCGTCAGGCCAAAGAGCTGCTGGACAACCTGTCCGAATGTACTTCTGACGTGCTTTGTTCTGATGACACACGAGCACTCATCAAAAAGAATATGGCAGTGGATCCCGCTGCTGTAACTCGGACTACCTCATTGCTGACAGCTTTGAACGTTCTCGATGCTCGTGTCCTCAAAGACCGGATCAACGGAATGGGCGAAGGCGAACGCAAGGTGTATGCCGAGAAACTCGCCCGGTTCGTCCGGACAACTGCAACCTGAAAGGACCAAAATGTCTGACAACACGAAGAACATTGTCCGCATGATCGCCGGAGAAGATAAACTCACCCTGATTACGATCAAGGGTGAGCTGATCGACATCGCAAATGGCGACATGTACGACACGGAAAAGATGGTCGATGTTCTCACCCCCAAACTGACCGGTTTGGGTGGTGTTGAAGTCGATCTCGATGATTTCCTCATCATCAAGCAAGCACTATTCCCCGAAGATTACGCTGACGAAGGCGACATCATTGTTCGGGTGGTAGAGGGAAAAGAAGTCAAAGGCATCTTCTTCCCACTGAAGATCGAAGTGGCTGTAAAGGTTGGCGAACAAGAAGTCGTCATCCCGGAAGCTGAACACCTCACCGGTCAAATGTCTCGTGCAATTGATCAAAACTCACCATCGGTGGCCAACTTCATGCGTCGTATCGCCAAAGTTGCTGCTGAACGTCGTCACTCTGCTGAAGATCTCATGAAGTTCATTCGTCACTGTGATCTGCCGTTGACTGATGCAGGAGACATCATCGCCTACAAACGGGTCAACCAGCGAGGCTCAGACTATGTTGACTGCCATTCCGGGACTGTGGTCCAGAATGTGGGCTACCGCGTCTACACGGACGTGGAAAAGGTCGATCCAGACCGCTCACGTGCATGTTCTAATGGCCTGCACGTCGGTTCCCTATCCTTCATGCGGAGCTTCTACGGTGGCCACACACTTGTGTGCTTGGTTCGTCCGGAAGATTTCATCGCTGTTCCAACCTACGACGAGAAGAAATGCCGTGTCTGTTCCTATGACATCATCGGCGTCCTCTCTCCCGGAGACCGTGACAAGGTGAACAAGAGCGAGCACATTACTGACTCGCCGTTCAACGTTCTGATCGGTAACGCAGTGGCTGGTAACACAGTGACCATGACCCATGGGAACTACGTTGAAGGTATCGGCAAAACACGGGTCCACAAGATCGGTGAAATACCGGGCTTTGAGCCTGCTGAACCAACGACAGAAACCTTGTCCGACGAAGAAGTCATCGCCAAAGGTCAGTCTCTTGAGACAGACACCACAGCGAAATCTCGTGGGACAAAGGTTCTGGCCAAAGCACAGGCAGCCAAATCTGATTCTGTGCGTGATCAGGCTCGTGCATTGTTCGATGCACAGCAATGGGATGAACTCAAATCCTTCAAGAAAGCGAAGAAGAAGAGTTGGACAGTTCTCGGCTTCACTGGCTCTGAAGAAGAGACCATCCTCACATCTGGTCCATCCTTGGAACAAGGCGTCGAAGAAGTTGTCTCTGACATCGTTGAAGACGTGATCGCATCCAAGACCGAAGAACCAATGACAGATCTCCCCAAAGTGCCTGAACCGGCTCCAACGGGAACTGTGAAGGAACAAGCTCGTGCGTTGTTTGACGCTCAGGCATACGACCAACTGGTCGAGTTCCGGAAGACGAAGAAGAAAGGTTGGAAGATCCTTGGCTTCACTGCCAAAGAGATCAAGACAATCGAGTCCTTCGCTTCCTAGCCGGGCCACCTCTCCCGGCAAAGAGACCTCCCACCAACCTCCCGGTGGGAGGTCTTCTTTTTTGGTTTGGCAGCAACGGACTAGCCTATGCTCCAACCCGTTAGCCTCGGCCATTAGACAGCTATTCTCCTCATAGGCATAGGAGAAAAAGCAATCGAAAAGCTGACAAGCGATGGGGCCAAATCTTTCAACAAATTCAGGAGGTTACCATGTCTGTAAAGACACTCATCCCGACTCTCACTGGGCGTCGGTGAATGACTCACCGGTGACACCTATGCCCTTCCAACCAAAGGGAAAAACATCGAAGACATGCCTCGTGTAACCATCAACGAACACGTTGATCGGTTCCTTGATTTCGCACCTGCCAACCCAAACCTCGCCTTCAAGGTGACCTGTGTCGGGACCGGCCTTGCCGTTTGAAACCATGAAGACATCGCTCCGATGTTCATTGGTGCTCCAGACAATTGTCATTTCGATGAGCTGTGGAAGCCATGGCTCGGAAACAATGTTCCCTATTGGGGAACTTTCTAAGGAGCAGCATCATGGAGATTTATTATACCGGTATCGGAAGCAGAGAGACGCCGAATGATATTCGTACCAAAATGTCCCAAGCAGCCAAAGTCATGGCAGGGTTGGGATTTATCCTCCGGTCCGGGGGAGCTGGCGGGGCCGATACTGCGTTCTATGAGGGGGTCAAGCAAGCCCAAGTGGCAGACAGATTTGCTGAAATCTATGTACCTAAAGTACCCTTCAATGGGTTCTCTCCGGAGTATGGCAATTTCGGAACGGTACTCGGCCCACCAACCAAGAATGCACGACTGCTTGCCAAAAAGTACCATCCGAACTGGCCCGTCTTGGGTGATCTTGGACGAGATTTCATGGCCCGAAACGCCTACCAAGTATTGGGGTCCGATCTTAACACCCCTTCCAGTTTCATCCTCTGTTGGACGCCTAATGGAAAAGTTGTCGGTGGCACCGGCCAAGCTCTCCGGATGGCCGACGACTTGGACATTCCCGTCCTCAATTTCGCTATTCACTCTGACGAGCACATCAGCGATTTCATCCTGTCACAAAGCAATGGAGCAAATTCATGAAGTTAAAACAACGACTTATGTCTATGATCCGGAGCAAGGTTGGACTCCCCGAAGACGTTCAGAACTTGGTGGACTATATGGAGGAGATCGGCCAAGGTCAGGACTGTGTGATCTACCAAGGCAGGGAATTCCCGATTGCCTTGGGATCAGCGAATGGGGACATGATCGGTCAGCCGATGGTTTTCCGGACCAATGAAGAACGTGCTGCATTCGGTGCAGGCATTCACCACGGAATGAAGCTCATGGGAGGCTCTGCCTCTTTCATGGGCGACGAACAAACTCACTACGAGTCGGATGAGATGGACGAAAAAGCCACTTACCGATTACCTCATCGGAAGTGTTGATCCATAACGCCCGTCTTGGTATGACCGAGACCTTTCCTGAACATAAACCAAGGGGTGCCACATGGACCAATTTTCCTTTCCTCAACCAATCTGCGAACAGATCTGGAACCAAAAGTACCGTTTCAAAACGGATCGTGAAGGCTTCAGATCTGATAGTGATGTGGTTGATACTTGGAGCCGTATCTCAAACGCATGTGCAAACTTGCCAAGGCTCCATAACCGACCAGAAGAAAAAGAAGCTCTCGCTCAGCGGTTCTTCAATGCCCTGTCTGGTTTTCAGTTCCTACCTGCTGGCCGTATCCAATCGGGTGCAGGAACAGAACGCAACGTGACTCTGTTCAACTGCTTCGTCATGGGAACAATCCCTGATGATCTTGGGGGTATCTTCGATATGCTCAAGGAAGCTGCTCTAACAATGCAGCAAGGCGGTGGGATCGGTTACGATTTCAGCACTCTCCGTCCCGAGAATGCTCCCGTCAAAGGGGTTGAGAGCTTCGCTTCCGGCCCACTGACATTCATGGATGTCTGGGACACAATGTGTAAGACGATTATGTCTGCTGGCTCACGCCGGGGGGCTATGATGGCCACAATGCGTTGTGATCACCCTGATGTCATGAAATTCATCACTGCAAAGCACGATGCACTACGTCTCCGAAACTTCAACGTTTCGGTACTGGTCACCGACGCCTTCATGGAAGCAGTGGATAACGATGAGATGTGGAACCTCGTCTTCGACGGTAAGACCTATTCACAGGTCAAAGCCAAAGAGATGTGGGAAGCGATCATTGAAAACACCTACAACTACGCTGAACCGGGCGTGATCTTCATCGACCGGATCAACGAAGAAAACAACCTCCACTTCATGGAGACCATTGCAGCGACTAACCCATGTGGCGAACAACCATTGCCCCCGTATGGTGCCTGTCTTCTGGGATCCGTGAACCTTGCTCAGTTTGCTTTCAATCCTTTCCAGTATGGGGCTGCCCTACGCTGGAACGACTTGGAAGAAGCAGTACGGACTGGGGTGCGTTTGCTTGACAGCGTGATTGATACGTCTGGTTTCCCTCTGGAAGCACAGCGTGAAGAGGCGCTTCTGAAGCGTCGCATGGGACTGGGTGTCACAGGTCTGGCTGACCTGCTGTTCATGCTGGGACATCGCTACGGTTCGCCGTCGGCTGTGGAACAGACTGACATGATCATGCAGCGAATTGCCGAATGGGCCTACGATGAGTCTATTAACATGGCCATCGAAATGGGGTCTGCTCCATGTCTCATGGAACGTGAGGCACGGGAGAAGTTCGTTCAATCGGGCTTCATGAAGCGTATGCCCCAAACCATCCGTGATCGGATTGTCGAAGACGGCATCCGGAATTCACACCTCTTGAGCATCGCACCAACCGGCACGATCAGCATGTTTGCTGGCAACGTGTCATCCGGTGTCGAGCCGATCTTTGCTCCGTTCTATGACCGTAAGGTCACACGGGACAACGGTGAAAAAGAAAGCGAACGTGTATCAGTGTTCTCAGTTCATAAGTTTTTCGCTGCTGGTTTCACCGAAGATCACCAATGGTGGAAGGACTATATGGCCACCGCTCAAGATCTAACCCCTGCTGACCACATCGTCATGCAGGCGGCTGCACAGAAATGGATCGACTCGTCGATCTCCAAGACTGTGAACTGCCCGGAAGACATCTCTCTGGAGGACTTCCAAGCTGTGTATGAACACGCATATGCTACGGGCTGCAAAGGCTGCACGACCTACCGGCCAAATGACGTGACAGGCTCAGTCCTGAGCGTCGTCGAAGATGCTGAAACCAAAGAGGAAATGTCAGAGATGGAACCGGTCAACGTACCGGCCATAATGGATCGTCCCGAAGTGGTGGATGGCTCGACATACAAACTCCGGTGGGGTCAAGACGCCTTCTACGTGACGTTGAACCATGTTGCTGAAGCAGATGGTTACATCCCGTTCGAGATCTTTGTGAATTCAAAGAACCTTGAACACCAAGCGGCCATGGCTGCTTTGACGCGAATGATCAGTGCGATTTTCCGTCGTGGTGGGGATGTGAGCTTCGTAGCCGAGGAGCTGAAAAACGTTCACGATCCAAAGGGTGGGAACTTCGTTCAAGGACGTTACATCCCATCCCTATTCGCTCTGCTGGGGTACACCCTCGAAGAGCACCTTGGCTTGATTGGGTTCGTACCGACCCAAATGACAGAGCCTGCATCAGAAGCGGAGACTATCAATCTCGAAGAGCAGTTGCCAGATACCGGGGTCATCCCGGATCAATGCCCAAGCTGCAAAGAATACGCTATGGTGAAGGTCTCTGGCTGCCCAACTTGTCAGAGCTGTGGCCACTCCAAATGTGGCTAAGCAACCGGCCCTCCATCTTCGGATGGGGGGTCACTTTTTTCACAGGAGAAACCAATGATCCTTCTATCGTATGACAATGTGATGCGAGGGCTGAACAAAGGCATGAATATGCTTTGCGTCAGTGCCAATAGACACATGAACCGTGAGATGTTCGCCAATGCTGCTGAACTTTGGTACGTCAAAGGATTCTCCGAAATCAAAAAACAACCCTATCAGATAGAATATGGACCAGCAGGAGACAGAGTGGCGATCAGGTTTGATCACCTTGTCAACATGCAGGCAGGGTCTTGGAGGGGTTTTCGTGGTGTTTTTCTTTTTCACCCGGAACTCGAAGAATTCAAACAACTGAGTACACGACAGCGTGAAGTGCTGATCGAGATGGACCACAGAAACCAAAGGAATGAAGAACAATGGCAACATTAAACGACGAACAGCGTGCAGCCTTTACGGACACGCTGGCGTTCCTCAACGACCCTACCCGGAAATTCCACCGGGTCTCAGGTGGAGCAGGGACAGGCAAATCCTTCTTCATCTCGAAGGTTGCCACTGACATCTTGAAGCACACCGGCCCAGACGTTGATCTGTGGGACGTGGCCATTACGGCTACGACCAACAAGGCTGCTGCTGTGCTTGCCGACGCCATGCCTCATATGCGTGGCGAAATTGGCACAATCTATTCGGTCATGAACCTTCGGGTTCACTCGAACTACAATGACGGGACACAAAAAATCATCCCGACACGGAACTGGGTGGTCCATGATCGCACTTTGATCATTGTTGACGAAGCGTCGATGGTGAACAAGTCGCTGATGGAATACATCGAGAAGGGAACCACTGGCACTTGTAAGATCCTCTTCGTAGGAGACAAGAACCAATTGTCACCTGTGAAGGAGGCTATCAGCCCTGTCTATGCCAATCCCATCTCTGAAAGTCTGCTGCTGAAGCCTGTGCGGAATGCAGAACAGCCTGCCCTCATGGAACTTTGTGAACAGGCGGTTGATACCGTGCTGACCGGCAAATTCCATCCCATCAAGGAAGTCCCCGGAGTCATCGACTTTGTGGATGGAAACCAGCTTCAGGGTATCCTCGAACGGGAATACCACACTGAAGATCCTCGAAAGCGTGTGCTTTGCTACACGAACCGCCGTGTCATCGAATACAATGGTTTCATCCGTGAGCTGCGTGGTTTCACCCAGCCGTACAACGTGGGCGAGATCATGACCAACAACAGCTCTGCTGAACTGGTAGACAAGACCCGTCTTTATACCGACCAAATGATTGAAATCGTTACGGTTTCTGCTCCCTACATCGACAACCAGATCATCAAAGATACCGACATAGAGATGGTCGATCTGGAAGTCCGGGATCCGAGCACTGGGGCCGAATACTCGATCACTTGTTTCTGGGATCCTGATGACCGTCAGGAGGTGCTGAAATACTACAGCTCCCACAAACGCTGGGATCGGTACTTCCGGGTCCGGGACAACTATCCCGATCTGCGAAGTGTTGCTTCATCCACCACTCACAAAGCTCAGGGTTCAACTTATGATTCTGTGATTGTGGATCTGGCTGACATCGGCAAATCAACCAACTCCGAACAGACAGCACGCATGATGTATGTGGCCTTGAGCCGCCCAAAGCATCGTCTGTACATTCGGGGCAAATTACCTGATCGGTATTTCCAATGACCAACGCTCAACACAAGTGGCTGAAAAAGCTCAGAGAAACTGGGTTTGTCGAAGCTGGTTGGGCTTGGGGACGTAGCCAACGCAATCGTCCTCTTCGGAAATTGGTTGACCTTGGCTTAGCCAAAGAGGTAAGCAATCACCCCGACGGCTATTACTGTCATGGGTTTATCCCCAACTAAGGACATCATCATGAACTACGAGATACTGGGAACCGGGCTGCCAGCTCGGATTGCCATCCTTACCCCACGAATTCAGAAGAGCGAGATCAACAAGCACTATTTCGACCCTCATCTTGCTACACTCGGTGAACAAGTGATGGTCTGTGATTTGTATCTCAATCGTTCGAAGAAGAAGACTCCTGCTGCTGAGATCAAAGAGTACATCGAAGAACTGGCACCACATCTTATTGATGCCGGGATCGAATTGCTCGTTGTGAACCAGCCTGATTACTTCAAAGTCCTGACAAAGCAGGCCAAAACCGATGCCAATATCGGTGATGTGCTTGATGGTCCGGGTGGCTTCAAGGTCACCTACATCCCGAACTATGCTCGGATCTTCCATGATCCGGACAAAACCAAAGCACGAATTGCTTCAGGGATGGATGCCGTGGTTCGATGGACCAAAGGCGACACAACAAAGACCGGAACCGACATCATCAACTTCGAAGCCTATCCGTCAACGACACAGGATAAGCTCAATTGGTTGGATAAGCTCCTGAAAATGGAGTGCGATCTGACCTGTGACATCGAAGGCTTTGACCTGAAGCACTTCAATGCCGGTATCGGTACGATCACATTCTGCTGGAATGAGCACGAAGGCGTGGCCTTCGAGATCGACAACTGCTCAACCAAAGAAGAAAACGTCATCATGCGTGAAGCTCTAAAGCGTTTTTTCGAGACGTTCGAGCATCGGATGATCTATCACAACATCTGCTATGACGTTTATGTCCTGATTTATCAACTATTTATGGATAACCTTCTGGATCAGGAAGGTCTTCTCTATGGTTTGGAGGTCATGCTGAAGAGCTGGGAATGTACCCAGATCATCACGTATCTAGCCACCAACTCCTGTGCTGGTAACGAGCTGGGTCTGAAGGTTCAGGCTCAAGAGTTCGCAGGCAACTATGCAGTGGAAGACATCCACGACATTACCCAGATCCCTCTGGATAAGTTGTTGAAATACAACCTGATTGACGGTCTTTCAACATGGTACGTGTACAACAAGCACTATGACACCATGATCGCTGACGATCAGGAACGTGTCTATGTCGAGATCTTCAAGCAATCTGTGATCGACATCATTCAGATGCAACTCACTGGCTTGCCGGTGAACATGGAAAAAGTCGTGGCTTTGGATAAGCAGCTCAATACTGAAAGCCAAACCAACGTGGACAAAATGGCGAAGACCCGTACCGTCCGTGGCTTTATGACAGTGCTCGAAGATGAGACGCTGGCCAAGAAGAACGAGAAACTGAAGACGAAAGTCGTCACTCGTGCTGATCTTGGTTCAACCAATGATCTGACAGTCGAGTTCAATCCGAACAGTGACCCTCAACTACGAAGGATCTTGTACGGCAAGGACTTCCTGAGCCTGCCAGAGATTGACTTCACCAAGACAGGCTTGCCCTCAACTGGTGCTGAGACGCTGGAAAAGCTCCTCAATCACACCTCCTTGGAGGAGACCAAGGAGTTCCTGAACATCCTGTTGGAGTTCAAGGCGTCTGCAATCATCATCAGCACGTTCCTCCCGGCCTTCCTGAAGGCAGAACGTGGTCCTGACGGTTGGCACTACCTATTTGGCAACTTCCGCCTTGGTGGGACGCTCAGTGGCCGTCTGTCCTCAAATAACCCCAATCTCCAGAACATTCCAAGTTCTGCTGGTGCTCCTCTGAAGAAGAGACTTGCCAAGCTGATCAAGGAATGCTTTGAAGCACCTCCCGGATGGATCTTCTGTGGACTGGACTTCGACTCACTCGAAGACCGGATCTCAGCTCTGACCACACGGGATCCTGAGAAGCTGAAGGTTTACACCGATGGCTACGATGGACACAGCTTGAGAGCCTACGGGTATTTCGGACATGAGATGCCAGACATCGACCCCAACTCTGTGGACTCGATCAACAGCATCGCCAAGAAGTACAAAGGCTACCGTCAGGAGTCGAAGGCACCAACCTTCGCCCTGACCTATCAAGGGACGTTCCACACACTCATGAACAACTGTGGTTTCAGCAAAGAAAAAGCTCAGAGCATCGAGTCGAAGTACCAAGCAATGTACTCGGATTCGATCAAGTGGGTCACCGACCGGCTTGAGAAGGCTACAGAAGACGGCTACGTCACTGTGGCGTTCGGTCTGAGGCTGAGAACACCTCTCCTGAAGCAAACAATCCTCAATGTGGGTAAGACCCCCAAAGAGGCCGCTGCTGAAGGCAGAACAGCCGGTAACGCGATGGGCCAGTCCTATTGCATGTTGAACAACCGTGCTGCCTCTGAGTTCATGGGGAAAGTCCGGAAGTCGAAGCATCGACTCGACATCAAACCATGTGCTCATATCCATGATGCTCAATACTACCTTGTCCGTGACGAGGGATCTATGGAGCCTCTGATGTACATGAACGAGCATCTGCCCAAAGCAGTTGCTTGGCAGGATGATCCTGAGATCTATCATGATCAGGTGAAACTGTCCGGCTCGGTCGAGATCTATTGGCCAAACTGGAACCATGGATTTGATATTCCAAATTCGTGTTCTGAAACTGAAATCATTGGTTGCATCCAAAAGCACCATGAAGACCTCAAGAAAGAAGGAAAACATCCATGTCAGATAAAGTAAATGGACTGCCTGTAGCTGGCTACAAAGCCCAGTCCCAAAACAACGTGATCGCCGTGAACGCCAACAAGATCACAGAGGAGAAAATTCTCCGTCTGATGGACCGTATGAAAGACGATCCTGAAGTCGATCAACGTTGGCTTGCGATTGCCCGGACAGATCTTGAAAAAGGCTTCATGGCCTTGAACCGTTCGATCTTCAAGCCGGGTCGTGTTCGTCTCAGCATTGATGACGAGGAGTCCCGCTCATGAAGAAGGTCACCAATGACCACGGGATCGACCTTCCTATTGCTGTGTGGCTGTTACAAAACGGCTACAACAGCGGGGCTTCTGAAGCTCCAGAGGGAGAGTTGATCTCTGTCACAGGTCTCATGAAACCAACAAGACAGCTCATCCTCGGTCGTCAGGTGAATACCGAAGACGAAGAGATGGATGTCAGTGACATGATTGCTTCCCGGATGGGACACGGTCTCCACCAGTCCATCGAAGAAGCATGGACCAAGGGTGACTGGCAGGGTGCTATGAAGCGCCTTGGTTATCCCCAGAAGATCATCGACAAGATCAAGATCAACCCTGACCCGAAGACGGTCAAAAAGGGTGATATCCCGATCTATCTCGAACAGCGTGGCTTCCTCCCAATCGGGGACATTATTCTGACTGGACAGTTGGACTTTTCAATCGACGGTGCCTACCGTGATGTCAAATCCACATCCACATTCTCCTACACCTCCGGGTCAAAGGATCAGGACTATATCCTTCAGGGGTCGATGTACCGTCTGATCATGCCAGCGTTCATCTGGAAGGATCAAATGCGGATTGAATTCATCTTCACCGATTGGCAGAAATTCATGGCCAAGCAAAATCCGAACTACCCACAAACCCGTGTTGTGCATCAAGAGTACGCTCTGATGTCACGCGAAGACACGGAACAGTGGGTGATGGACAAGCTGGCCGACATCCGAAACAATGCAGCATTCACCTTCAAACAGGATCGTCTTATCCGTTGTACGGACAAGGAACTGTGGAAAGGCGACGACAAATTCAAGTATTACGCCAAAGAGGAGACCGCCAAGAAGGGTGGTCGTGCCTCGAAGGTGTTTGACAGCTTGGTAGATGCTACAGCCCACCAACAACAAGCAGGCAAAGGCGTTGTCGTCACCTTCCCCGGTGAAGTCAAAGCATGTGAGTATTGCCCTGCTTTCTCGGTTTGTGAACAACGGAAGGAGTATTTCCCTGATGTCTAATTTCTATGATTTGGATGTCATCGAACAAACCCCACACCACCAAGCAATGACGGACCTCGTTGACTTGCTGTGCCACCGTACTGGAAACGTCAATCGTGACTTCTTTCAGGCGGAGGTGGCCTATTTCTTGGGCCTAATCCCATCCTCCATGCGAGTGACGATTGCCAGCAAAGAACGGGGAACCATCCCGATCAATATCTATTCGATTGGTTTGGCTACGTCGGGCTTTGGTAAGGGGCATTCGGTGAGCATCTTGGAAGAGGTTCTGCAAGACTTTCGCGAGAACTTCATGGGATCCACGTTTGGACAGTTGGCTGAAACTAACCTGTTCAATCTCGCTGTGGACATCGCTGCTGCCAAAGGCGGCGACGAACAAAAAGAACTGAAAGCATTGGAGGCTGACTTCAAACGTCAGGGCCATGCTCCGTTCATCTTTGACTCCGGCACTGGTCCGGCTGTCAAACAGCTACGCTACAAGCTCCTCCTGTCAGGTGCAGGCTCGATCAACTTCCAAATGGATGAGATCGGCTCCAACCTTCAGGGTAACACAGAGGTGATCAACACCCTGTTGGAGCTTTATGACCTTGGCAAGATCAAAGCCAAGCTCGTGAAGAACACCCCGGACAATGAACGGGGTCTCGACATCGCAGGTTCGACACCATCGAACGTCTTGATGTTTGGCACCAGCTCGAAACTCTTCGACGGTTCCAAGGTCGAGGAGGAGTTCTACTCCTTCTTGGCAACAGGATATGCACGTCGCTGCTTCTTCGGCATCGGTAAACCAACCGAAGCATTGAAGACTGTGCAGCCCGAAGACGTGTATGACAGCTTGGTTTCTCAGAACCAGTCTCAAGCACTCAACCGGTGGAAAAACGCCCTCGGTAAGTTTGCAGACCCTCGCTACCATGGGATCGAACTTCAGGTTCCAAAGGAAGTGGGTGTCGAGCTGGTGGCCTATCGTCTCCAATGTGAGGCACTGGCCAATGATATGCCTGAACACGAAGAAATCCGGAAGGCTGAATTGTCTCACCGGTACTTCAAAGCTCTGAAGCTGGCAGGTGTCTACGCATTCATTGATGAGTCGATTGACATCACCATCGCCCATGTCCGTCAGGCCATCAAAGTGGCTGAAGAGTCTGGCTCTTCGTTCGAGAAACTGCTCACCCGTGAGCGGAACTTCGTGCGACTGGCCAAGTACATTTCGGCCTCTGCTGATAACCTGACCCATGCTGATCTGGTTGAAGATCTCCCATATTACCCAACTAGCACCACAGCTCGTAAGGAGATCATGGATCTGGCAATGGCTTGGGGCGTATCGAACCATGTGGTCATCACGAAGAAAGTCGTGCAACAGGTTGAATTCTTTAGCGGATCTACGCTTGAAGAGACAGACCTGAACAAGCTCAGCTTCTCTTTCTCCGACCACTTCGCCTATGACTATGAGCCACAGGCTCAACCACTCGATAAGCTGCCTCTGCTGCTGGATCAACCTGATCTGCACTGGGCGAACCACCGCTTCGACAAGAAGCACCGGAGCGAAGACAACGTTATTCCGGGGTTCAACATGCTGGTGGTTGATGTCGATGGAGGCATCCAGCTTGAAGCAGTCAAAGAGCTGCTGGCTGATTACACCTTCATCACGGCCACAACAAAGCGTCACTCCGACGAAAAGAACCGGTTTCGGCTGATCATGCCGACCAACTATGTTCTGACGTTGGACAAAGACGACTACAAGGAGTTCATGAACTCTTTCTTGATGTGGCTTCCATTTGAGTCGGATGCTTCTGCGAACCAACGTTCAAAGAAGTGGATGACCTGTGAAGGCTCAGAGGTTCACGTTAACCGTGGTCCTCAAGTCATTGATGTCCTACCGTTTATCCCGAAAACCAAGCAGAACAACGAGTACGTTCAGTCCGTGGCAGACCTCGGAAATCTGGACAATCTCGAACGCTGGTTCTTGAACCACATGGAAGCAGGCAACCGCAACAACACGCTGTTGAATTACGCCATGATGTTGAAAGATGCAGGGATGGGCTACGATGAGCTGGAAGGCAAAGTCTTGGAGATCAACCAGAAATCATCATCGCCACTGAAGAAGGATGAGGTTCAATCCACCATCCTGAAATCAGTTGCACAGAAAATGGCATAGGAGACAGCATGTCAGCAGAACACCCAAAGAGCATTATGATCTGCGGGGAGAGTGGCCACGGTAAGTCGGCTTCTCTCCTCGGCATCAAAGATCGTTCCGATGTGCTCTACCTCAACTGTGAGAACGGTAAACCATTGCCGTTCAAGAACAAATTCAAGAAGAAGACCATCACTGACCCTGAAGACATCATCGACTTCATCGACCAATTGGCCGAAATGGGCAGCGAAACACCGTACAAATTCGTTGTGATCGACACCGTGTCGTTCATGATGGACATGTTCGAACGTGTTCACGTGATGGGATCTGCCAACTCACAGGCAATGTGGGGCCAATATGGCATGTTCTTCCCACGTCTCATGGACGCCACTGGTGCCTGTGAAGACATCTTCTTCATCTTCTTGGGTCACCTCGACTCATACCTCGACGAAGACGAAGGGATGATGAAATACAAGGTTCCCGTCAAGGGTGCATTGGCGAAGAAAGGTCTCGAAGCCTTCTTCACAACAGTGGTTTACGTGAAGCGTATGCGTACCAAGGACATCGTGAAAGCGATCCCCAACGGTAACTCCATGCTGAAGGTGACCACCAAAGAGGAGGCACAGGGCTACAAGCACGTGTTCCTCACTGAACCGGACAAGAGCACCATTGGTGGTCGTATTCGCAGCCCTCTGGGGATGTGGGAAGACGATGAAGGTTACATCGACAACGATGTCTCCCATGTCCTGAAACGCCTGATCGACTATTACGCAGAAGACGACGAGTAATCACTCTTCTTCTTTGGTTTCGACCAAGCAAACTCTCATGAAACAAGGAAATCCACATGAGCAACATTTTCGCAAACAAAAAGAGCGTCAAATCCGAGAAGGTCGAAGACGACTTCATCGGTGGTGGCGGCGTCCTTGACACGGACATCTATCTAGCAACTGTCAAATACGCCTATCTGGGCAAAGCTGCCAACTCCGACGCACGCAACCTGACTCTGAGCCTGATGATCAATGGTAAAGAAGTCACCAAGTCGATCTGGATGACGAACCGCAATGGCGATGTCACCTACAAAGACAAGCGTTCCGGCGAAGAGAAGAACCTTCCGGGCTACAACCAAGTCAACGGCTTGGCCATGCTGCTCCTGAGCCGTGAAATCGGTGAACTGGACGTGGAAGAGAAGACTCTGAACCTGTACGACTTCGACGCCAAGAAAGAGCTGCCACAGGCAGTTGACTGCTTCGTCGAGCTGCACGGTCTTGAACTTCAGGTCGCTGTTCAGCGTCAGACTGTTGACAAGAACGCGAAGAACGAAAGCACCGGCAACTACGAACCAACGGGCGAAACACGTGACGAAAACGAATTCGTCAAGTTCTTCCCAGCGGAACGTCTGGTCACGATTTCTGAGGTTGCTCAGTTTGTGAAAAGCCTCGGCGGTGACTTCAATGAAGTTCTGGGAGACGGTGAGATCGCAAAAGCGATTGCCAACATGGAAGACGACGGTGACTATGCAGCCAAATGGCTGGAGAAGAACCGTGGCAACGTCTGGGACAAGTCGAAAGGCAAGTCTGAAGGCAAAGCCTTCGGTGGTGGTAAGTCGTCAGGCGGTGGCGGCGACTCCAAGAAGAAATCATCCCTGTTTGACGATTGATCGACAGGTGGTTTCCTGAAGGTCTGAAGATGGTAGCCGAGCATGAAGTTCGGCTGCCAACCATCATGGAGGTGTCAAAAAAGGTCCGTAAAGGCTTGAATTTGAACATCTATCGCAACCTTCACCATCACAGCCTCAACACTCAGAAACAGAACTTCCATGAAGATGTGAAGCATCTGGTAGAAAATCTGCCCAAGGCTGCCAAGATCTGGATCCACTACCAGATTTTCGCCCCTACAAAGGGTCGATTGGACACGATGAATGTTGGGTCAGTCGTTGACAAATACTTCAGCGACACGCTCGTAGAAGCCGGAATGATCGAAGATGATGACTACACCCGTGTGGTCTTCAACTCTTTCTCTTTTGGTGGTGTTCGGAAAATGGACGGACACGCAATCGCAACCATTCACATTTTAGAAGAGGAAACGCCCATGCGGGTACTCTTGGACCAAGATGACATCCAAACTGCACTGACAGCCCATGTTGAAACCATGGGTATTCCCGGTGCAACTGGTGTCAAGATCGAGGCTA